TCTGACATTTGGTTTATTTCTGTTATTTCTTTGAGTTTTGAATCTAAGATTTGAAACCATTTTTGGGTTTTTTCTTTCTTTAAAATTTTAGCACTTAAAATCGATGTGATTTGTTTTGTTGTCATTCTTGTTACTGTGTTAATTGTTTATAATTTATTTATAAGTTAATCTGATTCTATTAACTTTGTATATAAATATAAAACAATTAAAAAAACATATAAAAAGTACAGTTTTTGTGTAAAAAAAAAGAGTCAATAAATATATTATTGACTCTGAAGTATATGTGTATTGGGTTTCGGTATAAGTATTTAGTAACACAGTAAATTTTATTCCTTACCATCTTAGAGAATCAATCCAAGACTTTTCCACCCAACTTATTTTATTATAAATATAGTTTATTTTTAAAAACATATAAAAAATATAATAAATAATCGAAAGAAATACAATATACGAAAATGTACTATAAAATAAAAACTCTATAATTTATTAGTTATAGAGTTTCAGTTAAAGTTATTTAATTATTTTTATGTTTTATCAATCTAATTATTTTTTGTCATTGTCATTAATGATTTTAAAAGTTTCATATTACCAGCATCTTTTAATACAAAACTTGTTATTTTTCCTTCTCCACCATGTTTATCTTCTCTTACTGATATACCTAAAGTCTTAAATGTTTCTTTAAAAAATTCAAGAGCATCATTAGTATTTATTTCTACAAATCTTCTTTCTGGAGTATATTTTGCTATTACATCATTATTACAAATTACATTGAATATATGCTGACCATTATGGTCTTTTATTAATTTAAAAGTTGCATTTTGTATGTTAGTTTTCCAATCTTCTAAAATATATTGTTTTAATTCTTTAACAATTAAATTATCTATTGTTTCTATTAATGTTTGTTTCATAGTTTTAATTATTGATTATTTTAGTATGTAAATATACAATTTGGTAGATATTTTTCTTTCCATTCTTTGACATCCTTGCTGCCATATATTTGTGTATCTTTCAATCTAACTTCTTTTAATTTTTTACAATATTTTAAATTTTCAATTGATTTTAATCCGACTAATGGATTTTTACTTAAATCTAAAAAATATAAATCTTTTAAATGTTTAATTTGTTCCGGTATCATATTTAATTCATTATTACTTAAATCCAAAGTTTGTAAATCTGAATTAAATGTTTTTGGTGGAATCGACTTTAAATTTTTATTTGACAAATCTAATGATTTTTTAAAATTTACTTCATTTCCAAATAGTTTACTCATAAAGTCATCTACACTTTCTTTTATTATTTTATCTAAATATTCTTTTTTCATTTTTAATAAGTTTTAAATTTTTATACAAATATAAATATAAAATTTATAAATAAAAATATTCTTACTTTTTATTTTTTAATAACTTTAAAATTAATTATATTTTTAAATAATAAAATAAAAACAATAAAATATGTCATTCTTTCAAAATTTAGATAAAACGGATAAAAGAACATTAAATAGCAAAGTATTAATTGTAGATGGCACAAATACAATAATCAGAAGTATGTCTGTTTCAAATCAAACAAATGATTTAGGAATACCAATAGGAGGGATAGTAGGATTTTTAATGAGTGTTGGTTCAGCAATAAAGAATATAATGCCTACCAGGTGTATTATTGTATTTGATGGAAAAAATGGTTCATATAATAGAAGACAGATATTTGAAGGATATAAAGCAAATAGAGATTTAAAGATTGGACCAAGAAATCCATCTCTTTATACAAGTAAAGAACAAGAGCAAGCATCATTATTATATCAAATAGGAAGATTAAAAGATTATTTACAATATCTTCCAATGCAATTATTAATTATAGATGATATAGAAGCAGATGATACAATTTCATATTTAAATAATGTATATTTTAAAGACAGTAAAGAAGTTTATATAATGAGTACTGATAGAGATTTTTATCAATTAATATCAGAAAAGACTAAAATATATAAACCAGGAAAGAATTATGAAATATTTGATATAAATAAATTAAAAAGAGAATATGGATTAATACCTGAAAACTTTATTCATTTTAAATGTTTTGATGGAGATGATAGTGATAATGTAGGAGGAATAAAAGGAATAGGATTAAAAACACTTCAAAAACATATTCCAATTATATTTGAAGATAAAAGAATTGAATTAGAAGACATATTTAATTATTTAAATGAAAATATAGAAACATTAAAAAAGTATAAACCGATACCACCAATCTTAGAACAAAGAGAATTATTAGAAAGAAATTATAAAATAATGCAATTATCAAAGACATTAATAAATGAAAAACAAAAGAATGAAATAAACGAAATATTATCAAGACCAATACCAAAATCAAACAAATTTAAATTATTACAATTAAGTGGTGTTGATGGAGTAAATACAATAATGACAAATATTGTTAAATGGATGGATGATGTATTTTATAATTTAGATTGTTATACTAACTAATTATGAGTTTAAAACAAGAAGTAGAATATTGGATTGATATTAATAATATTGAATATATTAGTGTAGAAAATGCAACCCCTGGTTCTAAAAATGTTAAAATTCAAATATTAAATAAAACAATAACATCAGAAGAATTTATAAACAAATATAAAATGATAGAAACAAAATCAATAAAAGGTTATTTTACTAAAGATAATTATTCTGATTTTGTGATTCATGTATCAGTTAAAAGAATAAAATAATATGTTAATAGAAACGGAACTTTCTGTATTTACTCATAATAATATACTTTATCAAATATCAGATTATTATGAAAATTATGATATTGATGATGTGGTTTTATTTATATCACAATTAAAAGAAGAAAGTAAAAATAAAGATATTGCAATAATAATTTATAATTATCCATATTTAGATTGGTCGGAATCAAATGTGTTTAATAATGATTATGTCAATGATAGATATTATATTAAAGAAGATTTGTATAATACAAAATATAAATTAAACATAAAATATATTAAAAATAGAAAGCATCTTGATGATAATTTTGTTATTCGATATAAATATTTAGATTAAAAATTATGATAGAAGAAATAATAAGAAAAAGTTATAAAAAATTAGAGGATGAGAAATCTAAATATGATTGGGATTATGTGATTCATGTTTATTGTAATTTTGATAATATTCATCTTATTCTTAATAATCAAATATCAGAAATAGAATATTATAAAATAAGTATTTTTGACAGATGTATTTATAATGGTGAAAAATATTATGTCAAATTTAAGTATGGTTCATTTAATTTTATAATTTATCATATTCATAATTCAGAAGATATAAAAATTAAATTTTCTAACCATGAAATTTATTTATAAAAACAAAAGTAAAAACTAAAAATAACAAATATATGAATAAATTAGACGAAATATTAAATAATTCGTCATTCGATATAAATGACACAGCATATTTTATATATAATAATCAAATATCAAATGGAGAAATTCATTATATAAATTATAATCAATTATTATGTGATATAAAATTTAAAGCTGATGGAATAGAACAATATCTCACAATTCCATTTAATAAATTATATAAAAATAAAGAAGATTTAATAAATAAAAACAATACAACATTAATTGGAAAATCCGGAATACAAATAATTCCTAATAATATTAATAAGAATGATATTGAAATTGATATTATTATAAAATATAAAGATGAATCTATATCAACAAATTTAAGTTCATCAAAATATACAGAATTGACAAATCTTAATATTGATATTTTTAAAGAAACTATATATGAATCATTAAAACAAATATCTAACAAAATATAATAATGGAAAAATATTACACTCCTAAATTAGAAGAATTTTGTATTGGATTTGAATATGAGTTTTTAGACATGTTGGAATATTCTAAAACAAAAGATAAATGGGTTAAAAATATTGTATCTGTAAATGACTTAGCAACAATGATGAGAAGGGGATTTCATAAAGTTGGAATTTCTCAACTATTAAAAAATAATAGAATTAGAGTTAAATGTTTAGATAAAGAAGACATCGAAAGTTTTGGATTTAAAGTTTTTCATGAACCAGATTATCAAATACATTATATGAAAGATAATATATCTGTTCATCATTATAAAGACAATAAAATGATAATTGAATATGATGGAGAAACATTAAAGGAATATAAATGTTATTTTGAAGGTTATATAAAAAACAAATCTGAATTTAAAAAACTAATAGAACAAATATTTAATTATGGAAAATAACAATGATTTTTATCTACCTTTGTCTTGGGATACTACAAATGAAGAATTATCTAATAGAAATAGATTTATAAATAACTATTCTACACCAATTATAGTAAAAGAAGAAACACCAATATTTATTCCAGAAGTTAAGTCAGAACCTTTTACTAAAAAACAATGGAAGAAATTAACACAAGAAATGAAAAAGATATTTTTATCACTTAAAAAATTATTATGAGTTAATAAAATATGAAAATAAAAAATATAGAATTAATATTAGAAAATTGTGATTCGTTTAAATTAGAACCAAAGCATTTTAAAGGATTAATATTAAATAATATTACAGATAAATTATATGTTAATTGTTATCAATATACAGATGGAGAGATTAATAGATTTAAAGATTGTAAACACTTTTCTATTGAATTAAATGAATCAAGTTTTGAATTAGAAAGTGATATGGTTAATGAAAAATTAATTAAAAGATTATTAACTCCTGATATTGTTTATGTTGAATTAATTTATGATGATGACTCAAAAGAAAATATTTATGTTCCATTTGAAGGAGAATACAATAATAAACTACAAACAACAAAATTTATAAATAATAAAATAATAATAGAAATAAGTTATGAATAAAATAATAGGAAAAACATTTTTAGAATCACACAATATTTTAGCTAAAGAATTAAATTTAGATGAAGAACATGTTATTGTTGATAAAAAAGATTATAATAAATTAATAGAATATCTTAATAATAAAAACATTTCAGTTGATGATATATCTAAAATTAAATCAGATTTTAAAAAACATAATACAGATTTTTATGTTGGATGCTAAAATAATTTAATCATTTTAATTATAATTTTCACTTCAATTTTTATATATTTTTAAAGAACACTTTTTAAACATCTACTTATTATGAGTCAAATCAATAAATTAAGTGATTATGGATATAATTATCAAATCAAAACCATAACATCACTTCTAACAGATGAATTCTATCTCAATCAAATAAATGATATAATAAAACCAGAATATTTTGATAATAATGGATTAGAGCACATTGTTAAAAAGATATTAGAATATTATCAGTTGTATAAAAAGAAACCAACTGCCGATTCTATGAAAGTATTCTTAGAACAGATTACTAATAATGATTTATTAAAAACAAATGTTAGAAAAGGATTAAAAGATGTTTATGATGATAGTAATTTAGGTTCTAATGATTTAACTTTTATAAAGAATGAAACTCTTAAATTCTGTAAGAATCAAGTAGTAAAGCAGGCATTATTAGATAGTGTGGATTTATTAGAACTCGGAAATTATGACGAAATTAATTCTGTAATGACAAGAGCATTTCAAGCAGGAATTGATAAAGATGTTGGTCATCAATATAAAAATCATTTTGAAGAAAGATATGCAGAAAATCCAAGATTTCCAATCTCGACTCCATGGTCAGTTATTAATAAAATTATGGATGGTGGATTAGGAAGAGGAGAATTAGGAATAATTGTAGGAGGACCAGGAGGAGGTAAATCTCGGTCACTTATTAATATTGCTGGTAATGCAATGAAACAAGGTAAGAATGTTATTTATTATACATTAGAATTATATTCTGGATATGTTGCTAAAGTATTTGATACTTATTTTACAGGAATTTATCCAAATAAATTAATAGAATTAAAGAATGAAATACAGTTAAAGATAAATACAATACCAGGAAATCTTATTATTAAATTTTATCCAACTGGAAATGCTTCAATTAATACTCTTGCTGCTCACTATGAAAAAGTAAAGAGTTTTCATTTTAATCCTGATTTAATTTGTATTGATTATTTAGATTTATTAAAATCGAATGAAGGTGGATATAATAAAAATAAAAGGGATGATCAAGTATTAGGGGATATTTATAAACAGGCCAGAGGATTTGCAGGGGAATATGATATACCAGTATGGTCGGTTTCTCAAAGCAACAGGGAGTCTCAGGATTCTGAATTTATTCAAGGTGGTAAAATATCAGGTTCATTTGAAAAATTAATGATTGCAGATTTTGTGGCGTCTCAACAAAGAACAGTAAAAGACAAAGTAAACAATGTTGCTAAATGGCATATTATTAAAAATAGATTTGGACCAGATGGACAAACATATCCAGCAAAAACTGATTTAGGATTATGTAGAATAAATATATATGAAGAAAATAGTGAAGAAGGACAAGAAATAGAAACAAAAAGAAATTCAGAAGAAAATACAAATCAACAAGGAAATAAAAAAGATAGTAAAGAATTTAAAACGTTTATGAATACTAATAATAAAGTTAAATCTAAATTTTAAATAATTATGAAATATATAGTATTGATTCAAAACAAAATGATTTTCCAAGACTATTTGATTCATTAAAAGAAGCAGAAGATTTTATGTCTTATAAACATAGAGCAGAAATATTAACTGAGACAGAGCAAATGTTTATTAATAATTATTTATTTGAGTTATATACAATTAAACAAATAATTATAAAAAATTAAAAATAAATCTAATAAAATATTTGTTTATTAATTTTATTGTTATTATATTTGTACAAATAATTAAAAACACAACTAAATGAAATTCTTCATTCCAACTTATACTCAATGTCGATTTATAACAGATAGAAATCCGAATAAACCAGATTTTTTATGTTCTACTCATTATGTTCAAGGATATAGAATTGATGTATTTTGTTATAAATTAGCTTGGTATGAAGAATTTTATAATATATCAGAAGATATTCCTAATGCTAAAGAATTAAGAGGATTAGCATTTGTTTTTAATGAAAATATAAAAGAAGGAATAGAATATTCAATTGAAGAATTATCAAACAATATATTTAATAGATATATAATGTTAGAGAAATTCTTTAATATAAATCAGCATGAAGAAACTCAACTTCATATATTAAAAGATAAAAAGATTAAATCGATTAATGATAAGATAGATGGTTCTCTTATTACTTTTATTAAACTTCCAAATGGAAATATTGTAGCAAAGACAAAGAATGATTTCACTTGTACTCAAGTGATTGGTTCATATAAAATTTATTCTGAAAATAAGCATATAAATAAATTGGTTAATTATTGTATTGAAAATAATATTGTTTCTCTTTTTGAATATACTTCCTGGGACAATAAATCTGTACTTCAATATAAAGAACCAAATCTCACATTATTACGATTAAGAAATAATAAGACTGGCGATTATTTAGATTATGATTTTATTCCAAAAGAATTAATGTATCAAATTAGAATTTCTAAGTTTGAGCCAATAGTAGAATTATCGACTCTTCTCGAATCATATAAAACTTTAGAAAATAAAGAAGGATCTGTAGTTACATTTGAAGATGATTATAAAGTAAAGATTAAAACTCAATGGTATTTTGTCAATCACAAATTAATAACTGAATTAATATATGTTGAAAATTCATTAATAGAATTAATATTAAATGAAAAGATTGACGATGTTATTTCTAATTTAAGAATTAATTATCAGTTTGATGAAACAGAAGAAGATTTAAATACTCAAAAGAAAACTCACGATGCTATAGAATTTATAGAAGAAGTAAGAAATAAAGTAAACAAATATATTTTACAAAAAACATTGTATATCAAATCAAAAGTATTGGAATTTGTGGGTGATGTAAATAATAAAAATGATATTAAAGAATTTTATCTTTCTAATAAAAATACAGAACATTTAGATTTAATTATGTTAGTCTTAAATAAATGTAATAATGATTATAAAAATATGAATGAAGTTATTTATGACATATTAAAACAATTCATATTAAAACAAACTTTCAAATTAATGAATGCAAAATCATTTTTAAATAAAATAGAATTATGAGAATTAAAAAGATACAAAAATTACAATTGAAATTAGATTCACTATTAAATCAATTAGATTCGGATACATATGCTTTAGAAGTATTATCAAATATACATTCAATATTTATATTTCTACAACAACACGGAATTACAACGTATTATGCCCATTTTGATTTAATTAAATGGGGAAATGACATTACATATACATTAAATAATTTTAATTATTTGTATGATTATTTTAAATCTGAAAATGATATAAAATCTATAAAAGATATAGAATTATTTCTAAAAAATACTAAAATACCAATAAATCCAGATGCAGATTCGCCAATATATTAAATATAAGTATGAAAACAATTTATCATTCACAATTTTTAAAACAAGAATATCCATTATTAATAACTTTTGTTGGTAAAGAACAATTCGTAGTTTATTTAGATGAAAATGGGTATTATTATATAGATTTTGATTATAATAAACAATATATTTCTTTCTCAGACGTTTCTATTTTCATCGGTAAATTAGATAAAAATAAAAATCCGATTTATACAGGACATGAAATTAAATATGAAACTTTACATGAAATTTGGAATAAAGAAAAAGGATATTGTGATAAATATGAACATGATACTGGATATATTATTCTGAATGATAATGGATTTGTATTAATTAAGAAAGAGAATTTAATTAATCCTAAACATTCATATTTAGATTTAATCGAACAATATGATGATGGTAATAATGAATGGTATAATATCGAAAATTTAGAAGACTTTAATTTTGAAATAATTTCACATATAAATCAAGAATAAAATGAAAACTAAAAAGAAAGAAGAAGTTATCTTTGTCGAACAAGATGGGGAAATAATTCCTATTGACGACTCTAATGAATATCAAAATAAATGGAATGAAAAAGGAATTATTTTTAGAAAATTAAAAAGAAACAATAAATCAAATAAAGTCAAAAAGTATGGAAACAATTAGTTTACTTAAAATTAAATTTAAAGATTTATTTATTGGAATGAAAGTGCAAGATAATAATGGGAGAATAGTAAAAGAATGTAAAAAAATTAATAGATTTGTTTAATTAAAATAAAAATTATAATATTTATAAACTTAAAATTTAAAAACATGACAATACAGCAATTAATAGCATCTGGTAAACCAGAACAAGCATTAAATCAATTACCAAATTCATCTGAAGTTGTTTTGCTTAAATCACGATTTTACACTCTTAAAACAAATATAAATTTAGGATTAATTAGTAATGAAGAATATAATAGAGAATTAGCAAAAATTAATTATTCTATTTTATCTTTATGTAGAAATGATAATGATGTGGAATATGTAGGAGAAGTAAAGCAAATTAGTAATAATCCAAAAGATATTTTATCAGAAATTATTATTAATAATAAACGAAGAAGAACAGACATTTCAGATAGAGCGCAGACTATTTTAATTCAATATAATCAATATGAACAAGAAAAACTATTAAATCCTTCTTATGATATTGTTGGTAGAAGATTAAAAAATTTAAATGAACAAGTCAATGCTCTTCAATTAGAACTACAGGAACAAAAAGAAGAATCATTGGAAGAAATAGTTGAAAAAATAAATATATTAATATCAGAAACAATTCCTTCTTATATTCATTTAAAAGAAGCTTATAAATTATCTTCTGGTAGAGGAATGAAAGATAGTTGGATTGAAGACCAATTAAATAATACTCCAAATGATAATGAAGTTAGAATTGGAATTGCTGAAAAAATAGAATTATTTATATCTAAATTAAATAAATAACAAATAAATTATAAATTATGGCATCAAAAGAAGATAGATTATCTGAAGCATTAGCTTGTAGATAAAAAATTAATAAATATTAAAAATGAATTTAAACAAGAGTTATTTTTGGATTAAATAAACAAAATGATAAAAAAATATGAAAATACTATATTTGAAGATGACAATATTAATATACTAAGAAATCTTCCTTCAAATATAGTTGATTTAATTTGTATTGATCCTCCTTACAACATTTCAAAAGACTATTGGGACATATTTAAAACCAAAGAAGAATATCTTTTATTTATAATTGAAAGAATAAAAGAATCAATAAGAGTATTAAAACCAAATGGTTCATTTTATATTTTTCATAATGATTATTTAGTATTAAATGAAATAGTAAATCTTATATTAAAAGAAACTACCTTAGAATTTAAACAATTTATTACATGGAATAAAAGATTTAAAGATTCTAAGAATAAAGGATTTTTAGATGGTTATGTTTGTTTGACAGCAAATAAAAACTATCAAAAGATGGCAGAATATATTGTTTATTTTACCAATACAGAATATAAAAAAGATTTAAATGAATATTTTCAATTATTAGGAAAATCAATCGGCGGGACTAAGAAAATAAACGAATTTTATGGTCACAGAAAATATGAAAATTGCTTTGTTGATATTGATAAACCTTATTGGTATTTAATGAATGAAGAATTATATAATCAATTATTTCAAGATTTTAAAACTAAATTAGAATCATTTAATAAAAGAGAATATAAAGAATTAAAAACATTAACTTATAATAATCAAAATAATTCGCATTCAGTTTGGGATTATGATATTGCATCAAAAGAAATTCATATCACTCCAAAACCAATAGATTTATTAAAAAATATAATACTTCATAGTTCAGATGAAAACGATTTATGTATGGATTATTTTGCTGGTACTGGTAGTTTTGGTAAAGCATGTGTTCAAACTAATAGAAAATATATTCTTATTGAAAGAGATAAAAACTATATTGAATATATAAACAAAGAACTGAAAAATAAATTGTTTGAATTTTAAAATTAAAATTTATTATGAAAAATGAAGAAATATATACATTAAAACAAGTTAAAAATTTATTTAAATTATATAGTGAATATTTATGTTCTTATTTAGACCAAGATGATATTGGAATAAATATAACAGAAGAAGGTATATTAAAATGGTTGGATAAAAATATTAATTATGAAAAATGAAGATAGATATGATTTAATAGATTCTTTAAGTTTTTATAGAACAGAAGCACTTGGAATAGGTACTAATAAAATCAAAAGAAGATTAAATAAATTAATAGAAACAAATCATATAGTTGAAATAATTAGAACTTTAATTGATGTTGAAGATTGTAATATTTCTGCTAAAAAATATTCTCATTCTAAATATAAGGATGAATACTATAATAGAAAACAATCGTTAATATCAGATTTAATTCTACTTTATAAAGAACATAATTATATTTATGGAAGACAGAAATCAGATGCAATAGGAATTAAAGATGTTATATTCTTTGAACTTCCAAACTCACCCGTTCAAGTTTCATTTCATACAAATTTAAAAGAAAATAATGTTCCTGAATATTCCAAATGCTGGGATAGAAAGATTAATTCTACAATGGATAAAATATTCAAATATATCAAAGATAATAAATTGATTAGTTTGGAAAAGTAAAATCATTTGGTTTATCATCTGATATTTTAGTATTGTAAGAATTCTTTTTTAAAAAATCGTCTGTATAAATTAAATAATCTTCTCTAATTTTATTTCATTGAGTAAATGATACATTTGAAAAATCAATAAATTTCTCTTGATTATAATTATCATTATTAACATTATTTTTAATATCCGATTTACTACATATTTTTATTAATTACTTTAAAATATAAAAATAATCTGATAAATAATACTTCAAGAGTTTTGTTTGTTTTATTCTTTTTCATTTTTTAATATAAATTGTTTTAGAAATATTTTCGTATGAAATCGGTATTGGATTATTTTCTTTATTAGTCATAAATTCAAATTTATTTAATTTTCTGAATTTATTTACATCAACATCATTAAAATTAAATTTAAGAACAATTTTATAATCATTTCTATTTTTAGTACAAAATGTTCCATCTTGTACTCTATTTTTTAAAAATTTAAAATTATCAGTAAACCATTTATAATTATGATGATTATTATCAAACGATAATTCATTATTTTGAATTGTTTTTTGATATTCTTCAAACGACATAGCTCTATAAAGAATCATTTCACGGATACTTAATATTATATTGTGTATGAATTAAATTCGAAATCTTTTTTATTTAATAATCTTCTCATTTTTCTATTTTATTGTATTTTTTCTGTTTTATGATAAGTTCTTTTAGATTTTTTAGGATTTAACATATAAGCTATCCTGTTTTCTATTTGTTGAGTTTTAAGTACCATGTATTTATGTTTTTAAATTTATAGTACAAATATACAATTAATATTTAAGATTACAAAATAAAAGCAAAGAAAAATTAATTAATTTTTAGATTTTAACATTTATTAACAACTATACCATCACACCAAATACTATCTTTCAATAATTCATTTATATCTGTTTTATAATTAGATTTGTTTATAATGAAATTAGACATTGATATATTTGTGATTATTTTATCTTTCCAATTTTTATTATCTGGAATAGTAGAATCAAGAGTTTTAATTTTAAATAATAGATGTTTATCGATATTCTTAACTATATTATTATAAATAAGATTAAGACTTTGAGTTTTAAAGAATGTATAATTCTCAGTCAAATGTATAACATATCCAGATTTAAGTTTTTCATTTAAATTTTCATTATTTTTAATAATACAATCAATTTGATAATTCTTTAGATAAGAAAGAGTACTATCATTTTCATAAACACATATTAAATAATAATTCTTATAGACTTGATTGATTAGACTTGTATAAAAAGATTTAAAGTTTTTAACATTTCCATTTGTATTAACAACAATATTAATAATTGGTTGATTATTTTGCAATGAAGATTGTCTTAATGATTCTGCATTAATAGTTTTAATTGGCTTTTTATTAGTTGTAATAGAAGGTAATATTGTATTTGATACTTCTTTGTTTATTGTATTTAATTTATTTTTTATTTTTTCATTATTAGTTTTTACAATATTTTCAATTATAGTTTGAGTCTTTAATTTATTAATATTTAATGATTTAGTATCATTTTCAATTAAAGTTTTTTTTTGTCATTATCATTTACGATTTCTAATGTTTGTTTATTATAGAAAGAAGTAATAACATTATTATCAACAAATAATCCTTTATCAAAGTTAATGATTTTATTTAATTGTTCTTTTTGTTTTAAATTTTCAATTGTTTGAGAAAAAGGAGTTTCCGAAATATTAAATTGCAAATGATTTAAATATTCAGATTTATTAATAAGTAAGAAATTCTTATCTAAGTTATTATTAATAAAAGATGAAAGCGAATGAAAATTATCTTCAATATTTCTATTAAGAACATCAAATAACCCAAATGATTTTAGAAATAAATCTTCTGATATAAATAATATATAATCTTTTCCACTATCATTAATAGCTTTATTCATTATTAAACCAAGAGAAAAAGATGATTCTAACTTTTCATATATTACATTTTTATCAAAGTTTCTTAAATCAATAAACATTTTATCATATTTATTATTATATGAAAAAGTATCTATTATTTTGATCGTAATATCAGACGATAGAAAATAACGAATAGTAAAATAAAGTCTATAATTATAATGAAAATTATTACTTCTATTTATAAGAACAATTTCTAAGTTTGTTTCATTTAACATTTTTATTTTTATTTAAAATATATAAAATAAATATAAAATTATTATATTTTAAATAAAAATTATTCTTATGGATTTTATTCTTCAAAAAGATTGTCAAACATGTCAATTAATCACATTATTAAATGCTTTTATTTATAAGCAAAATATAAATATAATTTCTCCAATTGAGTCCTGAACTAATATTATATTTTATACATAATTCTTGATTACTTTGAATTGAATTTAAATAAGGATGTTTTATTGATGATAATTTTCTTACTGACCAAAGTACTTCTAATATATTTTCTTTACGTGAATAATAAACATGATCAATTAAATTTATTTTATTTTTAAATAATTGTTCCAATTTCATTTTTTCATCTATCAATTCTTCTGATGACATATTTTTATAATCTATCATATTTTTAAATTTAAAAAATTCAATAGTATATAATTATTTGAATTTAATTATATCTATTGAATTTATTTTTATTTTCCTTTAATTATTAAAGAAGAATACATAGCTTATATTGGAAAACGAATTTGTTAAAATCAAAGATGTCATATCTAATGCAACATAAACTACATCTGCATTATAAGCACATGTATAAGTACAATACTGCTTAGTCACGTCTTGTAAAATTAAGTATTCATACTGACCATATTTATTGAAAGATATTGCGATTTGCTGCATATTATTATATGCTACAAAATAAATATCTAAACCGTATGCATTGGTAAATTTAACTTGTGCGTTTGAATCAAATGTACCAATTCCAATTAATAATAATACTAATAAAATAACTTTTTTCATTTTTATAAAATTTAAATGTTAATAATTGTTTTAAAATATAAAAATTATTTTAAAATGATTAATAGTATTTTTAAATAATTTTTACTCTACAAAAATAAATAAAATAAAATTAACAAACAAATATTTTTAAACTTATTTTATATTTATAATAAAAATAATTTATAAATAAGTTTTAATTTTCGTTATGTTGTTTCAATACCATCAAAAACTATATTTTCGTATTTTTCATCCTACATGAATAAATCATATTTATTTTTTATAAAAAATAAGATTAAAATTTTTAAAACAATCAAATAATTTTTATATTTTTAAACAAATAAAAAATAACATAAAATTAATTAAAATTATGATATATACAAGAGAACAAGTATATGAATCAACTTTAGAATATTTTAAAAATGATGAATTGGCAACTAAAACATGGATTAATAAATATTGTTTAAAAGATTCAAATGGAAATTTATATGAATTAAATCCGGATGACACAATTAGACGAAATGCTAAAGAATTTGCAAGAATTGAAAGTAAATATCCAAATGGATTATCTGAAACCGATATATATGAATTATTTAAAGATTTTAAATATATAGTTCCACAAGGTGGTTCATTGTCTGGGGTCGGAAATGATTTTCAATATACAAGTCTTTCGAACTGTTTCGTTGTGGGGAATGAATACGATAGTTATGGTGGGTTATTATTGACTGATCAGGAACAAGTTCAATTAATGAAACGTAGAGGAGGTTGCACCGAAGAAAATACAAATGTATTTATTAAGGATAAAGGATTAATGCATATTAAAGATGTATTAATTGGTGATTTAATTTTATCAAAAAATGATAAAACAGGACAAGTTGAATTTAATACTATTATTGATAAATTTGAAGCCGATGTTAAATTAGAAGAGCAAGTTAAAATAACTTATAATAATGGAACAATAATAGAAACTTCTATTAATCATCCAATAATGTCTATTGATAATAATGGTGATTATTATTATGATAAAATAATAGATAATTTAAATGTTGATAAATTTGGTATAATATCACATACAAATCAAAATATATATGATTATGATAATCAATTATCCGATATCGGTTGGTTTACTGGGATGCATTTTGGTGATGGTACAGCAGATTTAAAAGGATATGATAAAAAAACAGTAAGATTTAGAATTAATGGAGATGAAGAAAATTGTATTAAACATTATGGTGATATAGTAAATAATTTAACTGAATCAAATGTTAATTATAAAATATCAAGCAGAAAAGATTATAAAGTAAAAGTGTGGGAATATAATATATGTAATAAAAATGTAAATTCTATTTGTGAAAAATATTTAGATAATCAAATAGGAAGTAAAGTATATATTGGCAAAACATCATCTTTTATAAAACAAAATAATTTATGGATGCCATTTATTTCCGGATTAATTGATTCTGATGGACATATAAATGAAACTGGTTCAATTGACATAAGTATATGTATGAAAAATGTTATAGATGATATATGTTCAATATTATCATCCAATGGTATAGATTTTAATGTTACAAAACGAACTCCAAAAAGAATTAATGAAAGTATTGTATATAGATTAACTATATATTTGAGAAATGAAATATTTATTAATGAAATTTTAAAAAATTTACACAATCTAAATAAACAATCTAAATTAACATCAATAATAAATAATGACAATAAAGAATCTCATTATTTATTTAAAAAAGATTTGCCAATAACATCAATTGAAATAAACAATATTGTAGAATTAACAACAAATTATATAAAAAACAATTCAGTAACAAATAATTTTTATAATTCTTTTAAGTATGTAAATAAAACAAAAAGAATAGGATTAGCATTTTTAACTTCATTATATAATAATAATATAATCGATTTGAAATTATATAATAAAATTAATGAACGTATTAAAATAAAACAAATTGAATATATAACAGATATTAAAAAACGTTATATTGATATTGTTGTTGATCAAAATCATAATTATTTTGCTGGAAATTTTGGATTAATAAATATTCATAATTGCGGTCATGATTTATCACATATTAGACCTAAAGGAAGTCCTGTTTTAAATAGTGCTTTAACATCAACTGGTGTTGTTCCATTTATGGAAAGATTTTCTAATTCTACCAGAGAAGTAGCACAAGACGGAAGACGTGGAGCTCTTATGTTAAGTATTCATGTAAAATCTATAGATTGTGAAGATTTTCTAAGTGCTAAATTAGACACATCTAAAATAACCGGTGCCAATATATCTGTTAAATTAGATGATGAATTCATGAATTGTTTATTAAATAATAAAAGTTATATTCAAAGATTTCCAATAGAGGACAACACAATATTATCAGAAGAATTTATAAATAATTTAGAATTTAATAAGATTATTAAACTTGAAAATAATACATTAATTAAGAAAATAGAACCTAAGAAAATTTGGGATAAATTAATTCATAATAATTGGAAATCAGCAGAACCAGGTGTAATGTTTTGGGATACAATGATAAGAAATAGTACCCCAGATAAATATAAAGATTTTGGATTTAAAACTGTTTCAACTAATCCATGTGTAATAGGAGATACTCTTGTATTAACTAATAAAGGATGGATTAAAATAAAAAATTTAACTGAATTATATAAAACGACAAATTTTAAAATATTAACAACTAATATTAGTAATAATTTAACTTTTTCTGATTTAGAGTGGTGTGGTATAACCAAAAAACAAGATGAATTATATTGTATTACTTTTTCTAATGGTAGTTATTTAATATGTAATGATAAACATAAATTATATGACGAAAATTATAATGAAATTATTGCCATAAATTCTGTAGGAATAAAATTATATAAGAGTTGTAATTATAAAGAAATTGTTTTTGTTGAAACTATAACTAAATTAGATTATAAAGAAGATGTTTATGATTTAACTGCAAATCCAAATTATAATTTTTTTAGTTATTTAGGAGAAGAATGTTGGAATGAAGATTTAAATATTGAAATCACAGAAACAAATAATATAACAGAATTAAAATTTGATTCATCGAAATTAAACAATAAAAGAGATGAAATTGTCATATATCATAATTTCTTAAATAGTTTATTGTCAGTGGATTGTGGAGAAATTCCGCTTTGTCCATATGATTCGTGTAGATTATTTGTATTAAATTTATATAGTTATGTAGAAAATCCATTTACAAAAAATGCTAAATTTAATTTTAAATTGTTTGATATTCATGTTCAATATGCACAACGATTCATGGACGATTTAATTGATTTAGAAATTGAAAAAATTGACAAAATATTAGAAAAAATAGAAAAAGACCCAGAAGATGAATTTACAAAATTGATTGAAAAGAATCTTTGGATTAAAATTAAAGAAAAAGCAATTCAAGGACGAAGAACTGGATTAGGTACAACTTCTTTAGGTGATTGTATTGCTGCATTAAATATAAAATTCGGAACAGATGAAGCCAATAAACAAATAAAAGAAATTTATACTCATAAAGCTATTAATGAATATAAATCGTCTGTAATAATGGCAAAAGAAAGAGGAGTATTTCCAATATACAATTCAGAATTAGAAAAAGATGACGATTTTATTAATTTTATTCTAAGTTTAGATACAGAATTAAAAGATTTATATGGTCAATACGGCAGAAGAAATATTTCAATATCTACAAATTCTCCCACAGGAACAATTTCTCTTATGACTCAAACAACTTCTGGAATAGAACCTTGTTTTTTACCTTATTATAAAAGAAGAAGAAAAATAAATCCCAATGACAAAAATGCTAAAATAGATTTTGTTGATCAAAATGGAGATTCTTGGGAAGAATATAGTGTGTTACATCACAAATTTAAAACATTTATAGAAATAGTTCATCCTGAATTAGATGTATATATATTAACAGATAAACAATTAAAAGAATTATATGAATCTTCTCCTTATTATGGAGCATGTGCAAATGATATTGATAGTTTAAAAAGTGTAGAAATGCAAGGAATAATTCAATCATATATTTCTCATTCTATATCAAAAACATGCGGATTACCAGAAACAAGTACAGAACAAGATATTAGCAATTTATATTTTGATGCTTGGAAACACGGATGCAAAGGATTTACTATTTATAGAGAAGGGAGCCGCTCAGGTGTTTTAATTTCTAATGACAAAAAACAAGAAACTGAAATTCAAATAAAGGTAAATGATGCCCCTAAAAGACCAAAAGAATTAAAAACAGATGTTATTAGATTTACTAATAATAAGGAACAATGGATTGGTTTTGTAGGATTATTAGATAATCATCCTTATGAAATATTTACTGGTAGATTTAATGATTTTCCCGTTCCTTTATATGTTGAAAAAGGCATTGTAAGTAAAATAAAAGATAACGGACATGGAAGTAGATATGATTTTACTTATATTGATAAAGATGGATTTGAAGTTATAATGCAAGGTTTAAATCGTGTATTTGACAGAGAATGTTGGAATTATGCTAAATTCTTATCTGCTCTTCTTAGACATGGAACTCCTCAACAATATATAGTTAAAATTGTAGAAACTCTTAAATTTGAAAATGATATTGAATTAATAATGACTAATTGGAAAAAAGGTGTTATTAGAATTCTAAAAAAATATATTAAAGAAGGAGTTGAATCAGGAGAAAAATGTCCAGAATGTGGGTCTAAATTAGTTTATAAAGAAGGGTGCGTAGGATGCTCTCAATGCAGTTATTCAAAGTGCGGATAACCAACGACTTATATAATAATGAAGGGATATAATAATTACTTGTATCTCTTTTTTAATTTATATTTTTATATTTATATTTTTAAAAACAAACTTAAAATCATTAAATTTTTAAATGGAAACAGAAATATCATCTAATAAGAATGATTGGAAATGGCAACTCAAAAACTCCATTACTACATTAGAACAGTTGAAACAAATAATAGAATTATCAGAAGAAGAGTTAGAAATCTTTAATAAAAATATCAATCTTCCATTTAAAATTACTCCTTATTATTCACAATTATTAAAATACCCAGAAATAAGAAAGACAGTTATTCCTTCTATTTTTGAATTGAATAAATATGATTATGAATATAATGATCCACTTAATGAAGACAAATATAAAGTTACTAAAAATCTAATTCATAAATATCCTGATAGAGTATTACTTCTTTCTAATACCAATTGCTCAGTCAATTGCAGGTTTTGCACCAGAAGTAGATTAGTAGATAAAGAAAATTATACTTTAAAAGATTTTGAAGAATCATTTGAATATATAAAACAAAATACTCAGATTAGAGATGTTATTCTTTCTGGTGGGGATTTTCTTATGAATTCTAATAAAACAATAATTTATATTTTAGATAGATTAAAGAAAATAGAACATGTTGAAATTATTAGGATTGGAACTAAAATACCAATTGTCCTTCCTCAAAGAATTGATAATGAATTATTAAGTATTTTAGATGATTATAAACCTCTTTATATGAGTATTCATTGTACTCATCCAAAAGAAATAACAAATGAAGTTAAAAAAGCATGTAATAGATTAGCTGATATTGGAATTGTTCTTAGAAGTCAAACAGTATTATTAAAAGATGTTAATGACAATTTAGAAACAATTAAAACATTAATGCATGAATTATTAAAGATTAGAGTTTCTCCTTATTATATTTATAGTTTAGATGAAATACAAGGAACAGAACATTTCAAAGTACCGGTTAAAAAAGGAATTGAAATTATTAAAGGTTTAATTGGAAATACTTCCGGATTCGCTATTCCTCAATTTATAATTGATACAAGTATTGGTAAAATACCTATTAATCCTTGTTTTTATAAAGAAGAGAATGGATATGTAGTATTACAGAATTATAAAGGAGAAGAAGTAAGATATAAAGACATATAAAAAAGAAAAAGAAAGTCTATAATTTAATAGTTATAGACTTTTTTGATTTTATTTTCTTTTCTTATGTTTCCCTGGTAATAATTTTTTTGCATAAGCTCTCAATTGGTTTTGGTTCAACATATTCCAATTGATATTTTATGTCTTCTTCTATTAACTTCATTAATTTTTCTTTTTGTTCTTGTTTCATGATTTTTATTTTAAATTTTGTTTAATATTTTCTAATATATTTACCACTTTATCAAATTGTTCTTTCAATTTTGCATATTTTGCTCCTTCACTATTTTTAGAAATATAATTTGATTTCCATCTTTCAAATTTAGTATTTCCTAATTCTTCCATTTCTTTATAATCTTTTGTTATTTCGTTAAAAAATGGTTCGACATCAATTTCGATTCCATTGATTTTCATTTCAATATCAAGTTCTCCAGTTTGTTGAAAATGATCATTACATATTTGAGATGAATTTGTGTCATTGGTATTAGTGAAAACAATATAAGTTAATAAATCTTCTATTGTTCTTCCATAATTTCTATCTAAGTAATTTCTAAATTGAATTTTCATAATATTTATTTTTAAATTTTAATTATTATAAACTTTTAATTTTATCTAATCATAATTAATTGAAGAGGAAGCATATTCAGTATCAACAAATACATCATTTATTGGCATAACATCTGATTTATTTAACCATTCCCACGGAGGATATACTCTATTTCCGTCATTATAATAACATATCATTATTTTGTTACCAACTACTAATGACACTCTTCCAACTCTATCATTTTTTATATTTTTAATTGCGTCATCTCTTTTCATAATTTATTAAATTTTAAATTGTTTTTCATTTACAAATATAATATTCTTTTTCAATATAAGCAAATTATTTTAAAGAAAAATTAATTTATTTTAAAATGGTAAATCGTCTTCTTCTATAATAAGTTCTTCTTCATTTGGATTTAATAATTTATATTTCAGATATTTTATATCACATTTTAATTTACTTATTATAGTTTTATTATAATCAATTTTATTTCTAACAATATTTCTTAATAAGGTATAATTATCGACATTGGCAATCCATAAATCTCTATTAGATGTAGAATAAATTAAATCTTCTATTTGTTTTAAAGTTTTATTATAATGAATGATACTAAATTCTAATTCTTCTTTAATTTTCAATAAAGATTCGTTGGTAATTTCTAACTCTTTTATTCTTGTTTTTAATTGTTTGATTTCTTCATTCATAATTTTAGTAATTAAGACGTGTTTTAATTATTTGTTTTAATTCTTCAATAGTAAATTCTTCTTTTGAATTATTAACTAATTTTTCAATTTCGTGAAGTAAACCAATTTCAGCGTCTTCATAACTTCTATTTGCATTTTTTAATAAATAAGAAATAGACTCTAATTTATTTAAAACTGCCTTATTTTCTTGTTCTTCTATTTTATATTTTCTCATTGTTTTATAAATTATTAAAATGTTTTTTTAATTTATTGACAATTACACTACCACCATGCATTTCATCTACAACTCTTTTTATTTCAATATCGATTTCTGAATTTAATTTAGTTGTATAGTTTCTTCTAGAATTATTTATTTGAGTTCTTTGTTCTTTTATAGAATCAAAATCATATTTCTTTTCAATTTGTTTTCTTAATATACTTACTTCATCATCTATTTTATATTTGATGTCATAAAATTTATTATCTAATTCTTTTTCCTTTGTTTTTAATTCTTCTAATTTTTCAAGCTTACTATTTATTTTTTCTTTTAACTCATCAACTAATTCTTTTTCTGATTTTAATGGTTCTTTAAATTCAAATGTTTTAGTTAATAATGAAATTATATTATCAGAATTGAGTAAATTTAATGTTTTGAGTGTTTTTAGAGAATTAATAAATTGTTTGAATTTCGGTTTAAATGTTTCAAAATTAAAAACTATGTTTGTTATTTCTTTATCCTTTTTAGTAGTAATATTTACTTCATCCAATCCATTTTCATAATTGAAAGCGAATGCGAAAGACAAATCAATATTAGTTTTAAATTGATATATTCTCATAAAATCACTTTCAACTCCTTTTTTGTGATTATATCGATAATATTTTTCTGGAGATTTACTCAATTCTACTTTATTGCATATTTGTGAATCTATTAATAATTCGTTCAAACTATTGAATAAATCTTTTAGTTTTGACATTGGTGTTTCCATATCTTTTTAATTATTTTTTGTTTTTATATTCTTCAAAATATTCATTAATTGTTTTATAATCATATTCATTTGTAGAATCGATAAAATAACCTGATTCAAATGAATTATATTCAACAACAGCTAATTCTTTTATTTGTCTTTCAATTTTTTCTTTAGTTGGTAAAAAGAATTGTTTCTTTTCATTCCAAACATCAAATATAGAGTTGTTAGTAGAACCATATTTTTGAATGTTTTCTTCACATTCACTTATTAAATAATTAGTTCTTTTTAATTCCAATTCTTTCTCTTCTAATAATTCTGATATTATGTTCATATATTTAAGTCTTAAATTTAATATTCTTCATCAAATAAAACACTCGGATTTTCCATATGATATCTTTCAATTTCAAAATAAATTTTTGATTTTATATTAATCATATTTGGATATTGTTTACCTGTTGGCAAATGATTGTATATTTTTATTTTATCGTAAATATTAAGTTCATGTAAATATAAAACTTCATTTTTAGGAGGAATATCCCATTTGTGATAAGTTAATATTATATCAGGTAAACAAGTTGTTCTACCAGATGTATTTATAGTCGGAAGAATAAATATATGATTTTGATATTGCATCACAACATCTCCAATTTTTAATTCATTTATCCATTCTTTTCTATATTGTGGATTAATATAATCTTTTTCTACCTTATATAACATAATTTATATTTTTAATTATTTACAAATATAATATTAATTTTAATATAAACAAAATAATTTAACATAAAAATTTAATAATTATTTTAATCATTTCTTTTTATTTTAATTCTTAATTTATTATATTTTTAAATAAATAAAATATACACATGACAAAAGAACAATTAATAAAACAATATACTGATTTAGGCATTAATAAAAATAAAATAATAATTGTTGATTTACCGTCTAATTGCTATTCGATAACAAGAAAAAGAATAGTGAATGATGATTATTTAGAAATCATAACAGAAAATAATCAAATTCGAGCAAGTATAGAAAATAATAGAACTGTTAATTGTTTTAGTTCATATCCAGATTTTATCAATGTTGAAAAAGCAAATAAAGATGGAATTATTATTATGAAAAATGACAAGGAAAATATATTAAGATATGCTTATTGTCCAACAGAATAAATAATAAAAATGAAATATAGTAAAGAATATTTGGAATTATTTTTAAAAGCGGCATATTAAGAACCAATATTAATCGAAAATAAGAATAAATATAAATAAAAAAAATGAATAATATTATAAAATATTTCCTTAATAAAATTAAACTTCATGATAAAATTGATAAAAAAAATTCAATAGATATATTTCAAGAAATAAATATTCAAAAGCAATTTTATATTGATGGGTTAATAAAAACTTTTGGTATTAATACAGAATTAATGTTTTTAATATCACAACTCAATAATATATATGATTTAGATGAATTGAAAAATACTTATAATATAATAATTCAAAAGCAATTTTATATTAATAAATTAATAGAAACTTTTGGCAATATAGAGATATCTTTTTTAAAATCACAATTTGACAATATATATGATTTAGATGAATTGAAAAATGCATATAATATAATGATTGATTATTATAATAGTATAAATTTAATCATTAAAGAAAATCCATTACAGCATAAAAAAATAATAGATATTTTAACTTCAAATGAACCGCCACTTTTTAATCATAATTATGTAGAAAATCTTATAAAGCAAAATAATGAATAATATAATTAAATATAATGGAATAATTCATTTTGACCCAATTAATGAAACTAAGAAACATATTCTTCAATCAGATTGGAAATATGTTGCTTTAGTTTTATTGGATGAAGATATTTCTAAATATTATTCCTGGTTTCTATATAAAAGATATAATATCAAATTAAATAAAGTTTTAAGAGGAAGTCATATTTCATTTATTAATGATTCTTATAATGATATAAGTAAAGGATTAGGAATAGATAATAAAGAAATTATAAATGAAAAATGGAATGAATTAAAACTTAAATATGATAATACTAACATTGATATTTATTTAGATTTAGATGTTCGTTCAAATTCAAAACATTGGTGGATGAACATTCCTGAAATTCATAGAACTGAATTATATAATATTAGAAAAGAAATTAGATTGGGAAGACCTTTCTTTGGACTTCATATAAGTTTAGGTTATTGTAATGAAGAGAATATAAAACAATCAGAATATATTTTAAATCTTATAAATAAATTTGGAAATGAATATAACTAACATAAATATATAAATTATGAATGGAAAAGAAAATAAATTTATTTCGCCATCAATAAATGGTGAAATGGAAATGTATGTAAATCCAAAATTACTTGCGATAGAATTTGCAAAATGGGTTAGTAATCAACAAGTATTAGATGATTTTTGGTCGATGAGTAGAGAAGTTCACGAAGAATCGTATGAACTTTTCTTAAAATCAATACAATAATTTAATTGAAATAACTTAAATATATAAATTATGAAAGAAACATTAATAGTATTATTTGTTTTTTATTGCATTCAAATATTAGTAATATCGGCAGTTGTTTTGGATGATAATAATAGAAATACTTTTAAAAATAAATTAGAAATTCTATTATATTATATTCCATATAGTTGGATAGTTTTAATTGGAATTAAATTAATAAACAAAATAAAAGAATATTAAATTATGAACAACATATCAGCAAAAATTATAGCAGATTCTATCAATAAACGAGGAGATAGAATAACAACATTTCTTCTTACCTATCCAAGAATCATTCATGCAGAAGTAATGACTCATAGAATGTTTTCAAAGAACTCAAGTTCGAGTAGAGCAATTCCGTTTGAAAAAATGTTAGAAGAAGTTACAAATAATCCATTTATTCCAATTGCATTTCAAAAAACTCATAAAGGAATGCAAGGAAATGAATATTTTGATGATTATGAAAGTCATAAACAAATGGAAACAATTTGGTTAAAAGGAAGAGATAAATCAATTGAACAAGCTAAGAATTTAAATTCTGAAGGTGTTACAAAACAATTATGTAATAGATTATTAGAACCGTATTTATATCACACTATTTTATTAACTGGTACTGATTTCAATAATTTCTTTGATTTACGATGTCCGAAATATGAAATATTAGATGGATATGGACAAATGAATTATTATAAAAGTAAAAATGAAATAATTAAAACTTATCCTTATTCACATTTCGAATCTAAATCTGTAAAATGGTTGAATATAAATAAATCACAAGCAGAAATACATATACAAGATTTATCAGAAAAAATGTATGACTGTTATAATGAAAATATCCCAACTCAATTACAAGAAGGAGAATGGCATATTCCATTTAATGATAAAATGAATGATTGTAAAATCATATCAATGTTTGATAATTATAATACAATGGATGAAGGAGATGAACAATTGAATAAATTATTAGAATATAAAATTAAAATATCAACTGCAAGATGTGCAAGATTAAGTTATATGACATTTGATAATGAAATAGATTATGAAAAAGATTTAGAATTACATAATAGATTATTAGAATCAAGGCATTACAGTCCTTTTGAACATTGTTCTAAAACAATGACAGAAGAAGAATATAATAAATTCAGTAAAAAATATATTGATAAAAATGGAATAGAAACTGAAGAATTTGGTTGGTGTAGAAATTTTAAAGGATTTATTCAATATCGACATTTAATAGATTAATTTTAAATATAAATAACATGAAAAAGAAATTAGAAGAAGTTGAAGCATTAAAAACTGCTAATTCAGACATTCAAAAAGAAAAAGGAAAATCAATTAATTTTAATACTCAATCTGAAGAATATTTAGAAGAATTTTATGATGACAGAAATTCTACTAAAGAAGATGTTTTCTATGAAGAAGGAGACGGAATGTTTGAAATATTTTGGAAAAAATTAACAAGAAAAATTAATAAAAAAAATTATAATTTAAAAACAAATTTAATATGAAACTTTTTAAAATTGGTGACAAATGTAAATGCAAATTGAAAGACGGAACTATTGAAAAATTCGAAATAATATCGATTGAAAAAGAACAAGAAAAATATATAGCAATAAAAGAAGAAACTAAAGAGAAAATTGCATGTTATTTTAATTGCACAATAGCAAAACAAAATATATTTGAAATATTTTGGAAGAAATTAATAAGAAAGATAAACAAAAGAAAATAATTATGAAAAAAATATTATTAATAATTTTATTCGAAATATTATTAACTAATTGTACTGATAGAATTTGAAATAGTTGACACTTTAAATATAAATAAAAATGGATTTGCAGAATTACTTAGTATTGATATTTTATTAAAAATAGACACAACATCAAATATTTATTTTGGTAAAATAGATAATCAAGGAAATTTAATTTATTTTAATCCTAAAGCAATAAAAATTAAATAAATATGTTGAAATTTGAAGAAATAATGTCTTTGGATATTTGTAGAAATGTATGTATCAGAAATATTGAAAGAATATCCAATATAGAAAATAAAGATGAAAATAGAAATCCATTTGATAATATTCAAGTTTGGAAAAATAAATTAAATTTAATAGAAGACAGATTAAATCAATTAGTTCTTACTCTTTAAAATAAATAAATATGAAATGTACAGTTTGTAGAAAACAAATATTAAATGAATCATACCAAATAAAAATAAATTCTGATGTAGTCGTATGTTCTAAAGAATGCTTAGATTATTATAATAAAACTAAAAATGATATTGATTTTGGAGAAGATATAAGAGATATTATTAATAATCAATTCGATTTCTAAATAATGAAAATATTAGAAAAGGCAATTAGATTTATAATCGAAAATAATAAAGGAAATTATAATTCATATCATAATTATGAACATCTTTTAACTGTTTATAATTCAGTAATGGAAATAGCTCAAAATGAATTATTTTCAAATAAATTAGAATCAAATAAAACAATATTAGAATTATCATCTTTATTTCACGATTTTAATCATTTAGGAATAAAAACGGATGACCAAAATAATATAGATTTAGCAATAGAAGGATTTGAACAATTTTATAATCAAAATAAAGAAGAAATAACAGAATCACAAAAATCAGAAATTATAAGATTAATCCAATCAACAAAATTTCCATATAATGAAAACTCAAACGATATTTTAATTAATATTATTAGAGATGCTGATATGAGTTCTTTATTTAAAGACAATTTTATTTTTACTGGTGTATTTGGATTAGCAAAAGAATTTAATATTGATATAAAGCAACAAGTTAAAAATCAAATTAAATTTCTAAACAATATTCGATTTAATACTAAATACTGTATTAAGAAATGGTATGAAATTTATAGTTATAAAATAGGAGAATTAATTGAATTAGATAATTTATTAACTTAAAAAAATATAAATATTATGGAATGGAAAGATAAACATATTTATTAAATGAAAAATTAAATGAAGAATTATATAATAGTTCTGATAAAACAAGAGTAATATCAAAGTTTTTATTATTTCCTAAATGTATTAATGGTGTTTGGAAATGGTTAGAAAGAGTAAATATAAAACAATCATTTTATAAATATCAAACTGAACATTATGATTATATTTATGAATGGAATGATGATGATTGGTGTTAATAATAAAAAATGTTGTTTATTATACACATTTCTAACGATTCTGTTGAAAATAAACAACATTTTATAAAAACAAAATATGAGTAATCAAATTATTTTAGGAGATGCACTTACTTCTCTTTCACAATTTCCAAATGGTTATTTTAATTCTATTATTTCAGATATTCCATATTTTGTTTTAAAGAATGTTGGTTGGGATAATCAATGGAAATCATTAGATGAATATTTATTATTTATGGATAAAATATTCTTAGAATATAAAAGAATAATTAAAGAAGACGGAAATCTTTTTATCTTTACTGGAAGACAATATAATAGACACATCTGTATGTTGCTTGATAAATACTTTATTGAACAAAGAATTATTATTTGGAGTAGAAAAAGATTTAATGAAACAAGAGGTAAAGCATTAAGTAGTGGATATGAACCAATTTGTTTCTATTCTAATTCTTCAGATTTTACATTTAATAATATCAAAATAAAAGTTGAAAGTGATAGAAAAGAATATACCACTGGAATATTAAAAGACGGAATTAATTTAAGTGATGTTTGGAACGATATTCCTGCTCTTCCTCATAATTCTAAAGAAAGAATAAAAGAACATCCAAGTCAAAAACCAATTAATTTTATTAAAAGAATATTAGAAATTGGTACTAATGAAAATGATATTGTATTGGATAATTTTGCTGGAACTGGTACTCTTGGCGATGCTTGTTTGGATATGAATAGAAACTTTGTACTTATTGATAATAATGAAGAATATATCAATATAATAAATAAAAGAATAAACTCAAATAAAACTAAGAATGAATTATTTGAGTTTAATTAAATTGTTTTATTATTCTACTTTTTGATATTCATAAACAATCTTTTCTTTTAATTCAACAAAATAAATGTCTAAATCATGTTTCATTCCATAAATATCGGAGTAGCAAATCATTTTATCATTTATTTTAAAAATATATTTAACTCTGTTATTATCCGAGATATCAATTATCTTGTTTATAATTTCATCTTGTCTTAAATATATTTCTTCAACAGTCCATTCTAAATCATGTTGAATATCTTTTTCAATATTTGGTATTAAATAATTATCAATTGGATAATTTTCTTTTAATTTATCAAAATTTTGTTTGATATAATCAATAATATGATTTTTAAATAATTCTTTTGCTGTCATAATTTTAAAGTTTAATATTAATTTGTTTTTAATATTTCAATTTCTTTAAATGAATCAGAAATAATAATTTCTAAATACTACCGTTTTATTTTGTTCCATTAACTCTAATGCTTTTTCAAAAATAGGAATTAATTCAGAATTGTATTCTCTAAAAGTTTCACTATTAATCAATTCTTTTACACTATTTAAAGTATGATAATGACCTTTATCTTTACCATATCCAATTAGAAACAAATCATTTTCATTAGTTGTTCCTTTTCCATTTTCTATTTTAAATGACATAATTTTAAAGTTTTGAGTTTACAATAATTTAGTTAAAATTAAAATACATTCTTTTGTTTTATCAATATTCAATTTATTAGGGAATGTTTGATTCATATGATTATACCAATTTATTTTAGTGACAATAACATCATAACATTCACTAAATTTTAATTGCTTTTCTAATTCTGGAAAAATGTTTTCTAAGCATTGGATTTTATTATTAATTGAATCAACTTCCGTTTGAGTTAATTTTTTATTTTTTAAACTCCAATTTAATTCTGTTAATTGTCTTTTAACTGAATTTATGATTGGTATTTTTGAACTTGACATAATTTTAAAGTTTTAATTTATATTACAAATTTAAATAATATTTTTGATATAAACAAATAAAAGTTAATTTATTTTTAATCAATATTTATTTTTTCAATATTTTCTGGCCTAACCATTTTAAAATGTTGAAATCTTTTTAATATTTTTGATTTATTTTCATCTTTTTGAAACCAAACTTTTCCATCTTTATCAAAAGAATTTCCAAAATAAGTAAACATACTATTCCCACTTTTTGTTATTTCTCCAATACAAGGTTCATTTCCAATAATACTTCTAAAAACAAATCTATTAGTAAATGATTCATTATTTTCAAATACTAAATGTCCACTATCTAATAATTCATTTATTTTTGATGCCAATTTAACACTATATAAATAATTTTCATAACATTTTTGAGAATGAAATTCTTCTTTTGTTCCTAATTGTTGAGTTTTTATTTTTGTTGTCATAATTTTATTAATGATTAATTGGACACCACACTTTAAAAATTGTTTCTTTATTTTTCTTAATTTCAAATACTAATTTGGTTGGATTTGTAAAGAAATTAGATTTATTAAAATCATTATCAGTAAACATAAATGATACTTGAATTCTATCATAAAAATCAATATACTGTTCAATACTATAACTTTTAAATCTGAATTTATAATTTTTACTTAATTTATCAATTGTTTGATTTAATAAAGATGAATTAAATATATAATAGAAATCTTTATTTTCTGATTGTTTTAGTTTCGATTTAAACCACACAATTTTTCTTTTAAATGTTTTTATTTGCATAATTATATATAATTAAAAATTAATAATTTATCGAGTTATTATGTCAGATTCATCTGAATTCTTATAAAACATTTTATTATAACTCTTTTTGTTTTCTATTGTGTCTAATAATAATCCAAATATGTCGTCTGGTAAACTTGGTAATAATCCTTCATCATGTCCTTTTACCAATGTTTCTAATTCTTCCAATTCAAAAGTATTCAAATATTCTACAAAAGAAGTGTTGTCAGATAATTTTGCCAAATAAGTATTTTTAATTGATGAATTAATTGTACTCCACAGAACTACTGTTTGAGAAAATAATCTACAAATAAGATTTATGTTTTTCATTTTTATAAGTTTTAAATTGTTTAATTTTTACTCTACAAATATAATAACAATAAAATTAATAAACAAATTATTTTAAGAGAAAATTAATTTATTTTTATTATTTAACATTAACAACATAATTTTCAAATCCTTCCCATTGACTTTTTGATGTTACTACAAATTCACTATTTAATACATTGTAATTTTTAGCTTCTTTATATAATTTGTTATGATTGTTAGAAGGAAAAAACAAAACATATATTTTACCATTCAAATACATTTTTAATACATTTGCCGCTTTATATATAACTGTTGGATTTGTTATTACTTCTCCTTTAATAAATTCTTCTTTACTTTTTAAAAAAGTATTAATTTCTGATTGTAATACTGATACTTTTGTATAAAAATCTTTATCAATTATTTTAATATCGGTTGTACTTAAATCTAATCCAGTTAATAAAATCATTTTATTTAATTCTGATAATTTATTAACTCTCTTTTTAGTATCTGTAACAGCAGAATCAATGTTATTTTCAAATGAATATGTAGAAATCATTTCAAATGTTCCATCTGTTTTTTGTACTTTTATTGGAAATTTAGTGATACATTCACTTCCAACTTTTAAAGAAATGTTTGTTTTGATATTGGTAATATTGAAAATATATTTGATATGTTTTTTACCACAAACTTCACAAATTTCATCGTTTTCATAATAACAATTTAAATCTGTGTAAAATTCATTTCTAAGAATTTCTAAGTCTTGAGTGAAATCGCCAGTTAAAACAATATTCTTATCTGAAGCATTAACTAAATTATCGTAAAATGTAGATATGAAGTTTGACATTGTGTTTATGTTTTAAATTGTTTAATAATTATAGTACAAATATAATATTAATTTCTGTATCTACAAAATATTTTAACATTAAAATTAATTTATTTTTAATATTTACCCTTTATTAACAAATAAAAAGTCCATAAAATTAATTATGAACTTTAATATTAATTGATTATACGTTTGTATTAACAAACAAAAACAGTTATAATGTTTGTATTAATATACAAATTCATCTGAATATTTTAATGGTAAATTAGAATATAAATCAGTAGTACAATTATTTCTTAATGTTCTATTCCTGCCTATTGCTTGTACTATTTCAGATTCTATTAATGATAATTGTATTTCTCTTAATTTTTGATGTTGAAAAGTATTAAATTTAAATCTAAAATTATTCCATTCTATTAATTGATATTCTGTTGCTGTTTGAGTATCTGCTGGAGATAATGATATTCCTAATGCACTTGCATAAAAGAAATAAACCATATTAGGTTTATGATCGGTTCCTACAACTGCAATATTTTTTCCCGTTAAATTATTATAACCAGAACAATTTCCAAAGTGCATATTTTTTACAGGATTATCAAACTCATCTTTAAATTCTTGAAATGTTATTGTTGGTAAATTTCCTACTAATTTTTTTATTTGATTAACATAAGTTTTTAATCCTTGTCTTGAACATGAATGTTTAGTATGTTGAGTTATTTTACCTACTTGTTCTACATTATCAATTTCTATTATTTCTAATCTGTCACCAAACATTTCTTTATAGATTGCAATAGGAGCAGTTGCACTCATTATAACTATCTTTTTGTCTGCTGGTAAATCTGCTTTAGTTATAAACCATATTTCAGAAGGATTATGTAATGGTTTAAATACAAACTTAGAATGTAGAAATTTTAATATTTTAATTTTATTTAATTTAGCTGCAATAGGAATAACTTTATCATATTTAAAAGCAAAACTTTTTGTTGGTTCTATACATTCATGTAGCATATTGTGTAACCAATTAAATATTTCTTTAAATTGTTCGTCTAATTCAGTATTAAAAAATGAAAAAATATCATTTATAGTTATTTTATCTATTTTTAATACTTGTTGAATTGGGTCTTCATCAAATATAATAGTATTATGATTAGAACCATATATTCCTCTTGCATGAGTTGTTAAAACTGTATTCTTACTTTTAAAACAATCATTTATCTCATTAATATACTTTTTAGCAAGAATTACATCGTTTGAATCATATATTATTTCTACATTGACTTTAGTTAAGATTTGTTTTTTATTCGATATATTGGATATTAATTTATATACATCTGATACTAATCCTTCTTCATATAATGTAGTTATATATTTGTTTATTATATTATTTTTAAAAATTGGTAATCTTGGTATCTTCTTTACATTTGGTATTTTCATTCTATCAAATATTTCATCTTTTAAATTGTGAGTTGGTAGAGCAATTAAACAATTTTCTGCATATTCTAATAGAGTTGTTTTACCTAAACCAGTTACAACTTTAAATAAATAAACTTTTGTGTCATCTGAATTCATTACTCTGTCAAATTCAGTCTTTAATTTATTTCCTGCTTCCATAAGTGGTATTTTTTTAATTATTTTATTTATATCAATTATATCTATTCTTCCTTTTCTCCATTTATCAACATTAAGAATATTTGAATAATTCCAATCCGATTTATAAGGACTGAAATTTATTAGTGATTGTGGAGAATATTTTTGTTTCTGTATATAAGGTATTATTGCATAATTGTTTGGTGTATAAAATGTTAATCCTAATTCATTATACTTATTCAATACTTTTTTAAATACTTTTAATCCACCATTAATCCAATATAAATTTGTTGCCAATCCAAATAATTGGTTGTGATGTAACCATTTTCCATCTAAAAAATCTTTAAAAATATTAATATTTAAATATGCTTTATCAAAATTATAATGTTGAATTATTTTAAACTTTGAATTATTTTCATTAATCTGTATTAAGGCAGTATCTTCTATATAATCAGTATAAGAGTTAATGTCTAAATACATATTATTTTTAGTTGAATCATAACATAGTCTGGTTCTATTTTTATCGTCTGCAATAACAAAAAGATTTAAAATATTTATAACATTTTCTAAATTATTTAATTCTTCATTTCTATATATTTCAGATTTACCACCATGAAACATCCTTGCAAAATCCTTACATTGAGTATCTCTTCTTGGAAACATTTTAAAAAAATTGTCGTATAGAAATGTTCTTAGTTTTTTGTCTTCAACAGTTGTATCAAATGCAATAATACCTCTAAACTTTCTTAATGCCGGACTATCACTAAATGTACCATAAACAAGATTCGGAATTATTCCATTTCTTTTACAATCTTCTATAAATTCTTCCGGTGTATAGCCATCATCAAAATCAAGAGTAACCATGTCTTGAGCTAACCAATTTATATTATTTCTTTTACTGTGAAAATAAACACCTGGTGACCATGTAAATCCATTGTCTTGGGTAGGATTAATTGTAGTATCATTTACCACAATCCAACTTAATTCTTCCATATTGTGGATTTCTATTCCACTTCTAAAACCATTTGATATAATTCCTATTTCTTCATCTTCTGGTTTAACACTTCGTTTAAAGTCCGAATTGACTGAAATCAACATTTGTCTCATACTGACGTTTTTAAATTGTTTTTAATTTTTATATTATAGTATTTTAATAAAAAAGAAATCTGAACACTTTCTTTTCTTATATATAAATATAAAAATTAAAAATTTTTATTAAATAAAAATAGCCGAAATAAATCCGGCTATGAAATCAAATATTAAAACGTCAGTAAAAATATCCAATTTTTAAAATCTTGAAGGATGTTCAGTCCCCTTTATATCTATAAATATAATAAAAATATAAAAAAAATAAATATTATAACAAATAAAAATTTAAACATTTTATATTTATAATTAAAAAATAAATAGTTTATGATTCAAAACATAAAATCACCAACAGAATTAAGTGGATTCTACATTGTTTTCAATGGTTCTGTTCAAAATGAAAAACCAGGAATAAGAGGAATAAGTCATTTAATGGAACATTTGATATATAAAGGAAATGAAAAATTATACAATATATTTTCCGGTTTAGCTGTAAATGGAAACGCATTTACTTCATCAAATATCGTTGTATTTCACATTACAGGATTAGATCAATTCATAGACAAGTACAAATATTCATTTTTAAAGAATCTAAGTAAATTTAATATTACAGAAAAGCAATTTCAAAATGAAAAGAATATAGTAATACAAGAATACTTTGATTTCTTTAATGAACAATCATATAGACATCATGATAATCTATTAAGAAAATATTTAAATTTTTATGGAGCAATAGGAAGTTTAAATGATTTAAAGAATTTAAAGTTAGAAGATTGTTATGATTATTTTGATAAGTTTTTTAAAAATCCAACTCAAATAATAAATATAAGTAAGAATCATCCATTTGAAGAAAGTATTAATTTCGAAGATAAAAAACAATACCCAAATCCAGTTTTATCAGAATATAAGAATGTAGAAATAGATTATAAGAATAATCATGATAAGACATCAGTAATGTATTTTAGTGATGTAGTAACAAATGATTTTGCAATAATTAATTTTATTTGTTTAATGTTGGGAAATGGATTAAATAGTCCATTATATGAATTAGTAAGAGAAAGATATGGATTAGTATATCATATAGAAATAGGATTAGAACAATTGACTAATAATAGTGGGATTATTCTTATCAATACATTAACTGATAATGTTATGAATGCACAAAAGATACAAGTAATATTAAATCACATATTAGATAATCCAAAGAAATATTTAACTGAAGAAAGATTTAATAATCAAAGAAGATTAGTAAAGATAGAATTGGCAAAAGAAAATATAAATAGGTATGCTAATTTTGAACATCTTTTAAATGATAAAACTTGGGATATTAAGAATTATATTGATAGAATAACAATGGAAGATATATATAGAATATATAATAAATATTTTAAATCATTCAAACAATCAATTGACAAAATAGAATTTAATAAATAATAAAAATAACGTTATGACATTTCTACAAGTTCCAATCGACACATTAACAAATTTAGTTACAACAAGTCCATCAACATATTATGAATGGCAGCCAAGAATAGTTCTATTATCAGTTGTAATACCAACATTAATAACTGTATTAGGAAGTGTTATTGGGATATTAATAAATAGAGGAGTATTTGACAGAAAAAATAAATATTCAAAAACAAATATTAGATTAATATCTGATGAAGATAAAAATCATTTATTAAAGCACAAAGTATTTTATACATTAAAAAAATTAATTGAAGTAGATTTATATACATTATTTACTAATTGTAGAAAATCAAATAAAGAAAAAGTATTTATATTTTTAATTTATGTTAAATTTACAATGTATTTAGATAAATTAACTGAATATTTGTCTGATATATTTAAGACAAATATTAATGATTCCAAAGAAGAACATTTATTAAATTCATCTATTTTTATAAATAATATAGATTATAAAATAAAAGAAGAATGGGACGAATTAAATATACCAGAACAAGCATTAAATATATATGATGTTTGGACTTCTACCAGATTAAAATGGTTTTTACCTGCCTTAGAACATGCAATTAATAGTAGTGAAAATTATTATAAAGAAATAGATAGTTTTTTAGATGCTATATGGTTTATGACTATCGCTGAATTAGAAGATGCAAAAATAAAAATACTTACATTTAACGGAGAATTAGAAAAATTAATTCAACCAGAGGTTATGAAAACAATTAAATTCGAACAATATAAACAATTTTATGAATTAGTAATATGAAAACTCTAAACCTAACACTAAATATAATAACAATATTATTATGGATAATTATTTTTATTAAAATGAGTATTATTTATAAAAAATTAAATTTTATTGATAAAGGAATAAGATTAATTAATATGATATTACCAATTACTATGCTTGGAGTATCATATATATATCTTATGATAGTATGGTGGATAATTTATCCAAATAATAATATTCCATATAATATTAAATTTGAAATGAATATATTTCATCTTTTTGTACCAACAACACTTATTTTTATAATAATGTATGTTAGAAGATTGATTCTTTCTAAATATAGAAGTGGATTAAGATTAATAGTGAATGAGAAGAATAAAAAGAAACTCTATATTTATCTGAGAAATTTATTATATTTTAAAATAAAAAAATATGATAACATTTTTAACTCAAGAAAATAATAAATATATTAAAATAGGATGGAGTAAAAATAGTCCAATTACTAACTTTGATATTATTTCTGGTTATAATCCTTATAAAATGTATTTTCTTAAAATTGCAGATGGTGATAAATTAAAGAAAAAAGAAATACAATATAAATTCAGACATTTATTAGTTCATCATGATTGGTTTAAAGGAGAGCAAGAACTGATTGATTTTATAAATGAATTACCAGATAATGAACAATCAAAATATCTCTATACTCATTATAAGTATGGTAAATAAGATTGTTATTTTTAATGTTAAAAGTAACATAACATCAATTTTCAGATTAATATTTATAAGGAATTTATATTTTTATATGTAAAAATAACAAAATACAGATATTTGTAGTATAGTTTTTAAATGTTTAATCTTAAAATTTAAAAATTATGTTACCAAAACAATTTTACAATTCAAACTCGTTATTAGATTTATTATTTAATGAATTCCATGATAATAAATCAGAAACATTATTTGAACCATATTCAAATATTAAAGAAACTGATAAAGAATATAAAGTAGAATTAGCAATTCCAGGATTAGAAAAAGATGATATTAAAATCACAATTAAAAAAAATATGTTAATTATATCTTCTAATAAACAATATGAAAATAAAGAAGAAGACAAAGGATATTTTAGAAAAGAATTTAATTATAGTAAGTTTGAACAAAAATATAAACTTCCAATTGAAATTAAAAAAGAAGATATAAAAGCTAATTATAAGAATGGAATTCTTTATATTGCTATTCCTAAATCTGAAATAGAAGAAGATAAATATATTGAAATCAACTAATTTAAACAACTCTATTTCTTTTATTATACTTGAATAGATAGTTTATTAGAGTTAGAGAAATGTATGTAGAATTAAATAATTTTAATGATATTTATAAGAAGAGAAAACACCAAAACTAATTATAGAATTGGTGTTTTAAATTTTAAATAAATTGTGATTAATTAAATAAATCTACAAGTTCTTCTAAAAATGAATAAACATAATAATATCCTTCATCTCGTTTTTTATCCCATGCTAAATCCCAAACTTTAGTTCTACTCTTTTCTGGAATTTTATTTAGTCCAGATTGTTCTGTTATGAATTCTTCTAAATAAGAATTGATTTCTTGATTAAGAATATTATAATTTTTTTTATCGGCTTCATATTTTGCTAATCTTGTTTCAAATGTTTCAACTAAATCTGCATATTCTCTAATTTCTTTAGAAGTTGCATTTGATTTAAGATTTGGTTTACTTGGTTTTTCAACCCATTTTGGTCTTTCTGCTTCAATATATTGAATAATTTCACTAACTGAAGAATATTCTAACGTTGATTTTACTGTTTGTTTTATTGTTTCTAAAGTTGTCATATATTTAAGTTTTAAATTGTTTTATTTAACTCTACAAATATAAAACAATTTCTTCAATCTACAAAATAAAAACCAATTAAAATTTAATTTTTAACATTTATTAACAAAAAGAAAACTCTAATCATCTGAATAATTGGAGCTTAAAATATTTATTAATTTTTATATTTATTCATCAACTTGTCAAATGTTTGTTATTCTTAATTGTTATGAATAATAATTAATTATAAAATCCTTTTCCTTTAATAGTTAGAAATAATAATACAATCTCTATTGTTCTGACTCTTCAGCTTGAAAAGTTTTCTAACTATACTGTTCAAAATAATCATCCAAAACCAGTTTTATTCCTTTTTTCTGTAATGAATTCGGAATAAACCATTTTGTACTTTTATCTTGAACTAATAATTTAGAACTTAAAACGTTTAAGTCCTTGTATTGTTTTATATTTTGACTTGCATTCGAATCCGCATTTTCTTCATGATTACAATTTAAGCAATGGAAGTCTTCTTGTGATTTTCTATTTTCTGGATATATATACCCGCATTTTGAACATCTTTGTGATGTATAATAACTCGGAATGATTGAAAGTTGTATATATTTTTTAGAGCATATAGAATGCAGATAGTTTTTTATGTTGTTTAATCTCATCAAAGAAGCAATTCTACTTGTTTTCATTCCATCAATCTTAAAGAATGATTTTTCTTTAAAATTTAAATCTTCAATTACAAGATGACCATAACCTTCTTTTTTACATATCCGAGTTTTCCGGTATAAGTATCACTTCTTAAATTAAATCCAACTTTGCATTTTGTTGGAATAAATAACTGATTATTACTCATTTTATAAATTATTAAAAATTAAATATTTAAGTTTTTTCTTCGAAATCTATATTTTCATCTAAAATACAAGAATAATCTTTTGTTATTTTATAACTTGGTTCCTTAGAACAATGATCAGTATCTTTTGTATCATCTCTTAAAGCACTAAATTTATCTGTTTCTTCTTCTGTTCCTTTAATAAAATACACACACCATTTACAGATTTTGTTAATCATAAATTCTTATTGTTTTAGTTATACATATATTTTATTTATAAATATTAAGAATTATTATTTTTATATTCCTCTATCATTCTTCTTACCTTTTGTCTAAAACCACCATCTAATATTTTCTCATAATGAAGCATATTTGCTAATTCATGAATTTTCCAACTTATTTCTCCATACTTGTCAATTAATTCATTATATTCTTTTAATTCATCTAAAACAGTTTTATCTAATATTAGTTCTAATTGAATATTATCATCAAATAATTTCTTATTCAAACATTTTAATTCAAATAATTCCTTTTCTGATGATTGTAATGCTTTATGATATTCCTCTAACCAAGTAATTAGAGATTGAGATGAACATTTATTTAAATCTGGTTTTCCTAACATAGAATCTTCAAAATCAATTCTATCATATTCTGGCAATATTGTTTTACTTGTTTCTTCTGTTAAATTAGAAGTCCAAACTTCTGGTTGTTCGTTTCTTTTAAACGAATCTAAAACTTCTTGATTTTCTAATTCATAATTATCAGGAATATTGTGAATTTTCAAATACCAATTGACAAAATCTATAACATTATTATCAGTCCAATTAAATTCTTTATTTTCCATTTTTTGTTTTCTTTTTTGTTATTTCTTGATATGCAAATTTATTGTACATACCTAAATTGCATAATTCTTCAAATCTTTTTACTTTTTTAGGATTGAAAATACAATAAAATCCGATAATTAATGCTTGTTTTATAGTTAATCCTTCTAAATTTGTTTTTTTATTTTCCATTTTTATTCATATAAAAATTAATAAATTCTACAACTGAGTTATAAACAGCTTCAATTGGTTCTAATCCACCATTATTGTCATTAATAAAATTAATTGCTTTATCATATTTATTTCCAATATAGCAAATTCGACAAGTGGTAACAATAGAATAAGAAATTTCAACAATACAACCAGTATTATTTATTTTCTTAATAATTTCCATTAATAAATTCCAATTTTTATTTGGATTAAAATAATTAATATTTTCAAAATCAAATGCACTATCTTCATTACCAAATATTAAAGACAAATTATCTCTATAATGAAATTCAGTAACATCATAATTCATGAATTTTGCAATATTTTTATTATCTTCTATTATTGACATAATTTTATTTTTTAATTATTTCATTATAAATCTTATCAATTATTTCATTTATATCTCCACTCCAAATATATTCGTCTAATTCATTTTCTATTACTCCTGTTTTAGTATTATATTCTTTCAAGTAAGAATTAAGAATAGATTCTAATTTTGTTTTAATGTGATTTGGTTTATAGAAATTATAAAATATATTTTCTTCATTATAATCTATTAATTGATTAGTTTTAGGATGTTTAAATTGTCCATTTATTTTTCCATTGTTTATATGAGTTTTAGTTAGTTCATATAAATTTTCATTTTCTTTTAAATAATAACGAACATTTAATTCATTTGGAAATAATATACAATAAGTAAGAATATTGTCCATCCAATTATATTCATTCCATTCATTGTAATGATTCTGAATGTTGTTAATATTTAAAATATGTTTGTCAGAATAATATTCTAAATAATTGCAAATCTTTTTAAGATAATCAACATGAGTTAAATCATCAATTTTAAAATCGATATAATCAAATATTTCGGTTGTAGTCATTATATTAAATTAAATCTGTTTTTAATAATACTCATATATCCATTAATTAAAATATAAACAATATTTGCATGTTGTCCTTTTTCTTGTACTTCTCTATTATTATTAAAAGATGATAGAAAAGATATTTCTTCTACAAAATCAATTATTGTTTGGTTATATTCTTTTTGTGTTTTAGATTTCTTTAACATTTCTTTTAAACGTAATTGTTCTGATTTTGTTAAATCTTCTTCAGTTAATTCTAAGATTGAAGTTTTAAAATCTTCATTTGTTTCTTCTATATAATTTCTCATAATTAAAATATAAATTAAATTGTTAAACTTAAAAATTATTTTCTTATATAATTTGGTAATTCATTAAATTCTAAACTTGGATTCATGTCTTGCAAATCCATACTTTCTTTAGGTGAATCTTGATAATAACAAATATAATATTTTTTAGTAATGGTAGATTGAACAATTATTTCTTTATTAACTCCATGTCTCCATTCTCCTGTTAAATTAATTTCTATAATTTCAACACCATCGAATTCATCATTAATAATATTTAAAGCATATTTAGAAAATAAATGTTCTTCATCCATTTGTAATTCTTCAGCCAAATTAACAGCAGTTTCTAAAGTATAATCAACTCCAATAACTTTTTTATATTTATCAAGAATATTGATTGCTTCCTTTACTTCTTTTTGTTTTCTTAATTCTTGTTCTTTTTTAATTTGTTCATTATATTCTAATTGTTTTCTGTCAATAGCATATTTATCTATTTGTGATTTAAAAATTTCTAAATCTTTAATAGCTTGTTCATATCCATCATTAGTAATACAATTTCTATATAAATCTGTTAAATAACCAGAAGTGTGTGTTATTTCTTTCTTTTTATGAGAACGATTAGAAGGATATTCATATGTTGTATATGATTCATAAATTCCGATTGATTCAAATAATTTGCAAACATGATTATAAATCTTTTTATTTATTTCTAAATTTGGTAGATTTGTCTTATGTAATTCTTCTACTTCATTTTTTAATTTATTATAATCGTTGGTTGCTAATTGCACAACTTTTTCAATAGAATTTTTACCATAACTATTATTATCTGTTTCATAATAACTTATAAATCCTCTTCTACTTCCTGTTATTCTTAAACAATTTTGAATCTGTTGTATTTTAATTCCTTCCGGAATTAATGATGATTTCAATGAATTATATTCTTCTTTCATTTTTGTTAATGATTCTTGAATATATTCTATTCCTTGTTCAAATGCTTTATCTTTATAAAAAAACATAATTTTAAAATTTAAGTAGTTAAAATAAAAGGTACAATCATATCTTGCTTCATTAATGAATTTATATCATTGTCTTTTTTCATAATAGTAAATAATTCATCTATATGAGGATATTTAAAAATTAATTTATTTTGATTAAACATATAAACTAATTCTTTAGCAGTTAAATTAATCATTTCTATAACTTCATCTTTAGATGTTTTTATATTTTTTATAACTTCAAAATCAACTATTAATAAAAATTGATTATCTATTTCATATTTTTTATGAATAGCATGAATAATTGGATATCTATTAACAGATTTAAAATCTGTCAAATCTTCTGAATATGATGATGTTAATAGTATTCTTTGGTCATCATTATAATAAAAATGTAATTTTTTCATTTTTAATTAATTTAATTGTTTAAAATCCTTCTTTAACTTTTATACACATACTAAAATCGTCTAAAATATTTGATAATTCTTCATTATGAGATTCATAAAAATCTCTTAATTTATCTAACATATCAACAATAAATACAGAATTAAACGAATATCTTAAATATTCTATATTAGATTTAATAATGTGATAATAACTTATTTCTAATACAGATTGTTTTAATTGAGTATCGAAATTATCATTATTTTTTGATATATCATTATACTCACTTTCAATTTCATTTATTTCACATTGAAACATAAAAATAATATGTTCCATTTTTTGTTTTAATTCTTTGGTTTCTAATTTCATATTTAAATTTATTTTTTATTATATTCTTTTAAATTAATTTTTAATATCGTTTAATCATAACTGTTAAGAATAAAAAATAAATTATAATGTAAACACAATCTATTTCTAATCCTAATAAAGCAACATCATTTTCTCCTTCAATATAAAATATTGCAAATCCAAATTTACTTATTTTTAATATTTTCATAGTTTTACTTTTTTATAAATAATTTAATAATTCCAAAACTATTATTTATGATAATTGATAATCCTAAAGACGAATATAAGAAAATAAATCCTAAATCATATTTATCAATTAACATTAAAATAAACCCAAATATCAGTAATTAAGTCAGAATCTAATTTATTTATTCTATTTAATGATTTAGAAGATAAAAATATGAACATATTATTTTTTATTTTGTTATTTTAAAAATTGTCGTTATCATGTCCACAATGTTTTGTTTTTCTAATTTCTAATTCTTCATCTGTCTCATATCTTAATCCTCTTAATTGATATTCTCCATAATATACTTCAATTTTTGACCAACCATCATTTAAAAGTGTTTGATGTCTATTTTTTAAATGTTGAATTAATTCCTCTATTGTGCTATTTCTTTTAATTTTTTCAAATTGAGATGTAATTGGTTCTAATATTAGAATATTTTCTTTAAATAATTCGGAGTAATTATCAGAGCCAGAATTAAAATTTAATTGTAAATATCCATGATCATTTATCATTTCAATATCAACAAAATCATTTAATTTTAAATTCATTTCTTTAAATATGTCTTTATCGAAATTTCTAACTTCAAATATTCTTTTTTCTTCATATATTAAACAATTCAAAGAAATAAAATTATCAGATATTTCAATTACTTTTGATTTTATATATTCTTTATTCATAATACAAATTTAAACAAAATAAATTTAATAAACAAATTAAATATCAGAAATGTTTGTAATTTCTGTTAATAAAGTTAATTTTAATTCTGCTGTTTCAAGTGCTAATTTATATCTAATAATTAAAGATTGAATTAAATCGATATATTCACCTGAACTTTTACATATAAATTCGGAAGGAATATTTCTTTCGTTTTTAGGTAATATTTGTTCTGTGTCTAAATCATTTATTTTAATTTCTTCATACCAATATTCAACTTCATCTACAGAATATCGTTCATTTATTTTAATTCCGTACCAATGTTTATCTTCAGAAATCCATTTTAGATTTGTTCCTATTCCTAATATTGGAGCAGAAGTTGAAAGATTGACAAAATACCATTTATCTTTAGTTGGTAATCTTTCACTACATTTAACTTGTTTTAAATATTTCATTTTAATTTGTTGTTATTACTTTTGATAAATAATCTATACTAAAATCAATCATTTTATCATTATTATTTTCATCTATAAAATGAATTTTTCCAAATAAAATGTTATTAGTAATATCAATATTAAAAACATTTGTATTAAAAGATAATTCAGAACTTAATTTTTGTATTAGAATATTTTTAAATTCTTCGATTTTACTATCAGAAACAAAGTATATAATTGTTTCTATTAATTTTCCTCTTAATGATTTATTTTCCATTTTTATTTATTATTTTGTTCATTTAAATATTCATTCCATTCTTCTCTTGTTAATAAATGAGTACCATTCATTATAATTTGATTTGGTAAATTAGCAGTAGAACAAATATTTGGATTATGGTTTGGCAATTCATCTGCTGTTCTTATTGTACTTTGTCCTAATGGTCTAAAAATAATAATATCTAAAACATTTTCGCATTCATAAACAATTCCTTCTTTAAAGACATTATTTTTATCAATTCCTAATAATAGTTTTCTTTCATCTGGCAACACTACAAATCTTGTTTTCATAAATTATATTTTTAAAAGTTAAATAAATTTTTAGTTGTTTTATAATTGTTATTGAATTTTAATTTAAATTCGTCTGAATCTAATATTTCAATTCCTAAATCTATTGCTTTTTGTTCTTTACCACTCCCACTACCTTTATATTTTACAATTAGATATTTAACATTTTTTGATATTCCACTTTTAACTTCTCCTCCATTATCTATAATATATTTTTCCATTTCATCATCTCTAAATCCAGTAAATACAAATGATAACCCGGTTAAAGAACCTTGTTTAGGTTGGGAAATTGTTTGTGTTTTAATATTAATAAACTGTTCAATTTCTTTATAAAACAAATTAAATTTATCAATGTTATTTAAATAATCATTAACTAATATATCAGATAATCCATTTATTTCAATTAATTCTTTTAATGATGGATTTTGATTTTTAGATTCTAATATGTAATCATTAATAAGTTTTAATTTCTTACTACCAGATTTCTTAAAACATCCTGAAGCATGTTGTAATGTACTTAAATCAACATCTTTTAATTTTTTGTGAATATTATTAAAAACTATTTCTGCTTTTCTATTTCCAAATCCTTCAAAAGTTTTTAATTTATTAATATCTAATTGTAATACTTTTAAAATAGAATCATATCCTTCTTCATATAAAATTCTAAATGTACTTTCTTTTACTTCCTCTACTCCAATTGTATCAAAAAAAGAACTAATTACTTTTATTCTTTGTTCTTTACAATTATTATGATTAGTACAAACAAGATGAGTTTCATTTTCATCCCATTTTAATTTAGTATTACATGATGGACAATATTCTTTTAAAAAAGAATGATTTTTAATTTCTTCTTTTCTAATTTCAATTAATTTTTCGACTGCCAAATCATATTCTTTAGTAGAATTATATAAATGTTTAAAAGGAATTTTATGTCCATTAACACTAATAATTTTAGGTATAACTTCTCCAGAACGAATAACTTCTATTTTAGTTCCTGGAAATAATCCAAACTGAAAAACATTATTATAATTATTTAAAGTACAATTTTCTATTTTTGCACCACCAATAAAAACGGGATTAATTTCTCCGACTGGTTGAATATTTCCTCTTTTTGAAACTTCATCTACAATATTATTTAAAACTGTTTCATAAGCTGTTTCAAAGTTTCCTTTATAAGCAAATGAAAAATTTGGATTTCCTTCTTTATGAATTCCTAATTTATTTCTTAAATCAACTGAATTAATATCTATTACAATTCCATCACATTCATATTCAGAATTAAATTCATTATAAATATCATTTAACAATTCTTCTGTTAATTCTGATATTTTGTGTTTTTTATATTGAACTTTTACATTGTTTAATTCATTACAAATATCTAATTGTTTGTCTTTATTGTATATTTGTTTTCCTTCTAAATTAAAATGATTGTAACGAATATAATCACAAATAGTAATGTCTTTATTTACTTCATCTTTATTAATAAATCCAGATACAGTATTTCTTGCTGCCTTAGGAATATCAATTTTAGAATTTAATTTTTGTTCTTGTAATTTTCTTTCTTGATATTGTTTAAAATTTGATTTAGAAATAATAACTTCTCCCGAAGTATAACAATGGGATTCTGATAATTTATTATTTGATTTTTCAATTGTATTTAAATGTTCTGTAGAATTTCTACCATAATCAGAATCCCCTCTTGTCCATGATTTTAAACTTGTTTCATTTCTGAGTTGGGATAATCCATCATATTTAGGAGATAAAACTACATCAGTAGAAGTTGGAATATTATGTCTTTTACACCAATTAAGAATATCATTTATAGATTTGAATTTATCTAATGATCCCATTATAATTGGAAGTTTTTCTTTTCTACTATCTTTATCACTTACATTATATCCAATTTGGAAAAATGAATCATTTGGTTTAAAATCTTTTAATAATTCATAAACTACATCATATTCTTTATCAGTTACAATACTTTCTCCTGTTCTATATGAAATATTCCATTCTGTAAGATATGTTTTTAATTCATCTAAAAATTTATTCCATTCTTCTTTAGATGGGAGATTATTTATTTTATATGAATTTGTTAATTGATTAATTATAATATCTAAATTATAATTACAATCTTTTATAAGTTTTAATAATATTTCTTGTGAATTCATAAATTAAGTTTTAATTATATTTATCTATTCCATATTTTTCTACAAATTTAATATGAGACAATTTCTTTAATTCTATGTCTTTATATAATCTATAAATTAAATATACTTTTGTCTTTAATATGTGAATTTTAATAATGTCCATTTTATTATTTTTACAAAGTTAATAATAAATTTTAAATAAACAAATTATTTATCCAATTTATTTTTTAAAATATCAATACATTTAATTATTCCTGCTTCTTCAGCATCTTCTGTTGTTTCAAATCCTTGTACTTTTTCTCCCAATTTATTCATTTGATCTTTATCATAATCTATTCCGTTATGAATATTATTTTCATCAAATACACCAATTATATAAACGAATCCTAATAGTTTGCGTTTATAATAACTGTTCGGCATAGTTGAAATATGAATATTATGAACATCTCTAAACCACTTAATTACTAATGATTGAGTAGGAGCAACATATTCAATATTTCCGTCTTCATGAAAATCATTTATATATAAACTATAATCTTTCCAATTAAATCCTAATTCCTGTAATTGCTTTGATATTTCATAATTGCTTATTTTTAATTCTTGCTCCATAATTATTTTAAATTATTAATTAATATTTCTTTTATTTGATTATAACTAATTGGAAAATATTCGTGATTATTAACACCAACATCTAACTGATAGTTTTGTTTATATGAATTATTTCCGTGACAATGACCATGTAAATTCCAACTTTTATAATGGTTTTTATTCCATTCTGTTAAAGGATAATGACAAAGAGTTATTAGTTGATAATATTCTTCCCCTTTATCATTTTTATCCAATACACTTATTTCTAAATAATTTCCAATAAATTCAAAATATTTAGATAAATAGTTTTTATAATCTTTTTCATTATCATGATTTCCGAATATCAAATATTTTTTACCATTTAATCTCTGAAGTATTTCTTCTATTTTGGTTCTATTTGCAAATGCTAAATCTCCTAAATGAAATATTATATCATTTTTACCAATCACTAAATTCCAATTATGAATTATTTGTTCATTCATATTTTCAACATCTAAAAACGGTCTATTATCATATTTCATAATATTGGAATGATAGAAATGAGTATCGGATGTGAAAAACATATTTTGAGTTTGTATTTTCATTATTCCTTATTTCTTAATAAATTAAAGTATTTAAATACATTTTTCAATAAATTTTTAATAGATTTATTCTTCAATATATTTTCTAAATCTTCAATTCGTCCATCAATATTTTCAGGAGTCATTTGTTCTGGAAAAGTTTGAAATTGCTTTAACATGTAAATTCTTTCTTTAATCTGTTCTTTTGTCATATTTTTATTTTTATAATAATTTGTTTAAAAAGTGTAAATTGAATTTCATATAAAATACAATATATCAAATCTTTACTTAGAAAAAACCAACGACATATGTATATATAAAATATAAATTTATAAAAACGTCTCATTTTTCATGTTTATTTTCTCATCTTTACATTTAAGAATATTGTCTTCTGATTCAAATATACCATAATTTTCAATCATTTCAATTAATTCTTTTAAATATAAATTAAGATGATAAATATCAGTAGAAGATAATTGTTTTCTATTTATAAAATATGATAGTTGATAATGATTTTCAAGCAATGTTTTCTTTTCATAAATTTCAATATCATACTTAACAAGAGAAATATTCTGAGCTATGTAGAATGCTAATACTTTCCAAATATCGACATCTTTCATATTTCTTTGATTAAATTCTTTTATAGAAGCGAAATCAATCTGTTTTAAAGCATCTAATTTCAAATAAAAATCATGACAACTATTAAGAATTGGTTTAACTATTGTTCTATAATGACTTCTACTCAACATTGCAAGAATAGTTCTAACTGTTTTATAAATAGCTAATAATTTGCTTCTTTTAACCATCCCTTTAATTGGTAATTCATATTTCTGTTTATCTAAATGATTTTTATAAGTGATAAATAAACTATTGTTTAATGAATCAATCCAAGATTTAGGGTAAATAGTATCAGAAATATAACCATTTTCTATAACAATAAGATTAGAATTCCAATTAAAATTATATTCCGTTTCTATTTGTTTTAAATATTGTTTTCTTTCTTCTTGAGTAGAAGACATTTGTTCTTTAGATATTTCAATTAAAACATCTAAATCTAATGAATCTTCTGAACCATAGAAGAAATATTTAAAAGGAAAATTATTCATAATTAATCACTTCCTCTATTTATATGAGTAAATCCAAATTTAATTTCGTGTATTTCTGGTTCTGTATTTAATATCTTTTCTTTATCATGTTCCGACAAATAATCATTTTCTAATAATGTTAATCTTGCAGATGTTGGATTAGTTGAAATTATTAAACAATTTCCTTCTCCATAACTACCATTTTTAACATCATTCCAAATAAAAATAAATAAATTTTCCATTGTTTTATTTTATTTATAATTAATTTTATTTTACAAATATAATATTAATATTCTTAATAAACAAATAATTTTTAAATTATTTTATATTTATATTAAAAATAAAATATGAACAAATTAATAAAAATAATAGATAAAATCATTATATCAGAAATAAAAAGTTCCGAAAAAATAAAAGTATTAAAGACAAAAAAGAGTTTTGAACAAATTAGAAATGAATATAAACTTTGGAGAAATGAAAAAAATACATATTTAAATATTTGGGATGATTATAGAAAAATATATCCGGAAATAGATGAAGATAATTTTTATATTGGCACTGATGCTGATTTTGAATTAGTTTTAAAAGATGACAAAGGAAATTTATTAAATTCTTATGACGATTATAAAAAATATTTTGATAATATTGGTGCCAAGGAAACATTATCTCCAACAAGCAGTAGTAGATATAAAGTTTATAAAGACGTTGTTTATCGATTTAGTGATCATTGGGGTAGAGTTGCTTCATGTTATTGGAATATAGATTATGAATCAAAAGGATTTACTGTTGGTAAATGTCATTTAAAAGATTTTTCATTAAATGGAGGAGGATTTCTTTATAAAGCAATAGACATGAATAAAGTTAAATTAAAAAAAGAAGGAATATCAGAATTAAGAAAGCAATTAATTGATATTAAACAATTATATATTTTTAAAGATTTAGCATTAAAAGAATTGCAAAAATACGAAGAAAATATAAATAAAGAGGAAGCAAAATTAAATAAAGATATAAAACATAAAAAACTCTAACTAAATTAAAAAATAATTAGAGTTTCTTTCTTTGTAAAAATTAATTAAAACTTATATTGTATTTGATTTTAATGACGATTCATTATATGATAATGCAATATTATCATAAATATAATTGTTAAAATCTAAATAATTTTTAGCTTTATATAAATCATTTAAATGAACAATAAAACAATCAACATCATGATAATAAACATTTATATTTAATTGTTTTAAATCATTAATTAAATTTAAAAATTCAGTCTGAAAAATATTTGGATTATCTAATTTTATATATAATTTATTAATTAATAATGCACTTATTGTAGAATTTAATAGCAATTTTAATTTAAAACTATTATCAAAATCTTTATCTTTTTTAAATTCTTTTTGCAATTCTACTAATTCCATTAAAACAGTTTCAAAATCAAAACAATTAAAATTAATAATATTATCATTTATAATTTTAAAAAATAATTGATTAATAGTTATTAAACAATATTCTGATTTGTCATAATTTTTGGGTAATAAATTTAGTACTTTAAATTTTTCAAATGGAATTGACCTAATATTATTATTAATTGTTAATCCTAAATTAATATAAAATTGATTAATATTTTCTACAGAAATTTCACTTTTCCAACTATTAAATGAATTTGGAAATTTTTTTAATAATTCAAAAACTAATTCTTTTTTTAACATATCATTATTTATTTGATTATATAATTATTTTAAAATAAATTTTTAAGAAATTCTATTCCATCTGAATTATAAAGTTTTAAATTGCATATTTCTTTATTATACTTTCTACATTTAATTATCCAATTCTTAGCAGTCGAAATATTTAATGATTCAAAATAATAATTCTTGCTATCTATTTGTGCTTTCATTGTTTCAGGATCAAACATTATCCATCCTTTCTCAAAAGTATTTGCTATCTGAATAGTATTAGATTTATTTATAATAATTTCTTTAATTTCTTCATTTGTAGGATTAAAAGAAAATAATTTATATCCTTTATTTAAAACATATGTTCCTAATATCAGATATTCTTTTTTCTTTTCTTCAACTTGCTCTATTTCATTTTTAAAAATAGAATCTGGTTTAATTATATCTAAATTCATTATACAGATATATTATAATAAAAATAAATCAAATTTAAATTCATTTAAAATGTCTTTTAACATATCATCTATTTTTTGTCCATCGCCACATGTTTTATATCCACCTGTATAATATGTTAAAGTTTCTTTATTAGATATTAATCGTTCTAATACAGTTATACAAGTTCTTTTGTCTATTTTTAATAATAACTTATTTTTTATATCATCTTTTGAATATTGTATAATGTCTAATTTTTTATTACATTCTAATAATCTTAAACACGATTCATTTAACAATGTTTCTCTATGTTCTAATTGCATTTCATATATACTTGCCATAAATTTTATTTTAAATAATTATTTAACTTTCTTATTGCATTCTCTTTATTAAAAGCAAAAATAAAGATATAATGAGATTCTCCATAAACAAATTCATGTTCATTAATAAATTCATTCTTATCTATATCATAAATAAACTTATTTCCTTTAGAACCCAATTTTACTATTGAATTATGAATTTCAATTTTCTTGTTTTGTTCTTCAATTTTCTTGTTTTGAATTTCTTCTAATTCTTTTTCAATCTCAATCATTTTATCGGTTTGATATTTACTACAATTAAACCATCTATCATAATGATTATATTTATGTGAAAAATAAACTCTTTCTATTCCATCTTTATCTATCAAAATAGAATTAAGAGTAGATTCCTTACTTGGTACTAATTTCCATCCTTCTGGAATTATTACTTCTATAAAATCTTTATCAATAAAATTTCCAAATATAAATCCTTCTTTCTCTAACTCATATAATGGAAGATTAGAAATAGGAAATAATGAACCAGAACAAAATTCCAATTGTTTTTCTTTTTCAAACTGAATTGTTTTATTAGCGTTTTCTTGTGCTAATAAAGTAGAAATGAATCCTAATCCAAATTGTGATAATTTATTCATGATTTTAAGTTTATTTAACAAATATCTTTACAATTCTTGTATATTCTTTAATAGAAATTTCTTCATATTTTATTCTTATAATATCATTCCAATGTAACTTAAATGATTGAATAGTACCTTTTTCATCTATAAAAGTAATTAAATATTCCGAAGTACTATACCCATTATAAAAATTAACACCATAAGAATAATGGTAATAATCATCATCACCAACAGTTGTGGTTCTTGATTTACTGAATAAAGCATAATATATTTTTTCTTTAATTAGAAGTTTAAATGCTTTATTCTGTAGAAATTTAAAATATCTATCAATGAATATTTCTTTTTCATTTCTTCTTGGTTCTTTAGAATCTGATGCTATTCCTCTTTCTTTTTTATCAAGAGTTTTGTCAATTCTCTGTAACCATTTAATATCGATTTCTTTCATATTTTATACTTTTTAATTTCTACAAATATAATAACAATAAAATTAATAAACAAATTATTTTTATTATATTTTTAAAAACTTAAAATAATAATTTATGGTAATTTGCAAAATTTGTAATGAAGAATTTGAAAATTATGCTTTCTTATCTTCACACATTAGATTTAAACATAAAATGACTTCTTATGATTATAGTTTGAAATACGATTATAATGGAGAAATTCATAAATGTAAGTGTGGGTGTGGTCAAGAAACTAAATGGTTTAATATCAATATCGGTTTTTATGATTTTGTAAAAGGTCATGACAATACTTTTAGACATCAACAATTATTAATTAAAAAAGTTTGTATTATTTGTGGAACAGAATTTAAAACAAAAAATAAAGATAAAGTTATTTGCACTAAAAGAGAATGTTATCAAAAAGATTTATATAATAGAACTCACGAAATAAGAACTTGTCCTTGTGGAGAAAAATTCGAATGTTCTAAAACATCACCTCAAATATATCATTCTTTTGAATGTAGTAGAAAAGACCCAGCAATGTGGGAAAAAATGAGACAAACATTAATTGAAACATATGGTGTTGACAATTATTCTAAAACAGAAGAGTTTAAAGAATGTGCAAGAGAAAATTCATATTTTAAAACAGAGGAATTTCAAGTAAAAGCTAAGAAAACAAAAGAAGAACGATATGATGATGAAAATTATAATAATAGACCAAAAGCAGTAAATAGTAATTTAAAATTTTATTTTAATAATTTATTTACTTCTGATAGATTAAAGAACTTGGTTACTCCATTATTTACTATTGATGATTATAAAGGAGTAGATAAAATATATCAATTTAAATGTAATAGATGCGATAATATATTTGAATCCAATTTATTTCATATTCCAAGATGTTTAGAATGTTTTCCATTTAAAAAAAATACATCTGAAGGAGAGATTGAATTATTTAATTATATTAAATCATTAATTCCAAATGAAAATATTATACAAAACGATATAAAAACATTACCAAATAATTTAGAAATTGATATATATATTCCTAATTTAAATATTGCATTTGAATATAATGGAATATATTGGCATAGTGCAAAATTTAAAAATTATAATTATCATAAATGGAAATATGAAAAATGCAAAGAACAAAATATTCAATTAATTCAAATATTTGAAAATGAATGGATTTTTAAAAAAGAAATTGTAAAGTCAATTATTAAAAACAAATTAAAATTAATAAAGAATAAAATATATGCGAGAAAATGTGAAATTAAAGAAATAAATAGTCAAGAATCAAATAGTTTTTTATTTGATAATCATATTCAAGGAATAGTAAACACACAATATAAATTCGGATTATTTTATAATGACAAATTAATTTCATTGATGACAATTGGAAAATCAAGATTTGATAAAAAATATGAATATGAAATAATACGATTCTGTAATAAAATAAATTATTCTATTATTGGTGGATTTAATAAACTTTTATCTTATTTCATTAAAACATATAATCCAAATTCTATAATCAGTTATGTTGATAAAAGATATTTTACTGGGAATATGTATAATCAAACAGATTTTAAATTAATAGAATCATATAATAAACCAAATTATTTTTATTTTAAAGGATATGAAATGTATAATAGAATTGAATTCCAAAAACATAAATTAAAAGATAAATTAGAAATATACGATGAAAATCTAACAGAATGGCAAAATATGGAATTAAATGGATATAATAAAATTTATGATTGTGGAAATTTTAAATATGTCTGGGAAAAATAATTATATAAATAAAAAATTCCAATATTTAATTATATTGGAATTTAAAGTTTATTTTACAAATTTTTGAGTTCTTCTATTTTATCCAATAAAGTTTTTATAACTTTTTCTGGATCTTTTTTTATATCATATTCCCAAAATCTGAGTAAATGATAATTATAATCTTTTGCTATTTGATTTTTAACTATATCGTGTTCCATTGTGTGTTTTTGAATATCGTATAATTTTTTATTGTTATCATTAGTTAAAGGATTATAATGATAAAAATCTCCGTCTACTTCTATTAATAATTTTGTGTCTTTAATTAAGAAATCATATAAATAATTTCCGACATTGACTTGAAATTCAAAATCTAAATTGTTATTTTGTAACATTTCTATAAATGTTAATTCTAATCCACTTATTTTATTATTAAATCTTGTTTTATGATAATTTACCAATGCTTCTCGTTGTTTATCTCGGCTTTCTTGTTTACCCCAATATTCTTGTATTCCTTTAGTTATTTTAGATTGATGTTCTTCAGTTCTAATTCTGCCAGTCAATTTATCAGATATTTTTTTACATCGTTCTGGATTTGTTAATACATCATTCATTTTATTATATCCATTTTCATCTTCAAAATGTTTAATATATTCTTCTCCTTTCATTCCTTTATTCCAAGGTTCTATCTTACCTTCTTTCCATAATTGTTTTCTTGTTTTAGCAGATTTATCTTTAGATTCTTGAGTTAAAAATGGACATTTAATTGTTGCTACATGTCCTTGTTTCCATTCTGCAAATCCATGATTATTATATGTAGTTCTTTCGCCACATCCACATTTACAAGTTGGATAAACTCCATTTAAATAAAAATCAACATAAAAATCTTCTTTTGACATTTCATGAAGTTTTCTCATGTGTCGTTTCAATGATTCAACAGTTTTAAAACTTTTGTTGCAGATTTTACAAATAAAAATGTTTTCTTCTTTACTTTCCATAATATATAAATTAAATTGTTATTTATATATAAATATAAAATAAAAAAGAAAACATTTAAATATAATAATGAAATACTATATTCTAATTATAAAATTACAATATAATATATAAACACAATCAAAAATTAAGTATCGGAAAATTGTACTTGAGAACAACTGACACTATTAATAGATCTCCTTCTGAAGCATACTCCATATCTCCAAAATCAATACTTTTAGGCCACGCTCCTTTTAAAGTCCAGGATTCACAAATTCCTCCAACAGGGTCTAAAACATTAATTGTTACATCTTTTGCGAAAAAATCAAAATAGCCATCTCTCCCTGTGATACTTTCATGAGATAATCTTAGCCACTCCATCATAATTTGTGCTCCACTTGGAACAATAGGATCCCAAAGTTCAATTGCACATTCACTACTCCATTTTGATTTTCCTTTAGCATATCTTGAAACGTTGATGTGAGGAATCTCTATTTCGGTTGTTTCAATACTTGGTCTTGTTGTTTTTCTAATCAAGTAAGTTGGGACACCATCTATCTCCATGATAAAACGGTTTCGTAATTTTGGTTCCCATTGAGTATAAAATAATTCATTAGGATCTACAAATTCTGCCATAATATATTTAGTTTTAAGTTAATATTTTTCATGTTGTTTTTATTTATAAATATAAATTTAATAAATTTTTATTATGTGATTTATTTTTTATATTTTTGTTTATTATAAATATAAGATTTAAAAATAATTTATGAAATGTAAATTTTGTCAAGAAGAAATTAAAGAAGGAAAAGAATATTGTAATAGAACATGTTTTAATAATCACAGAAAAGAATTATATTATAAAATTGTAAAATGTTTAAATTGTACTAATACAATACAAATAAAAAAAACAAATAATCATACTAAATTCTGTTGTAATAATTGTAAAAAAGAATTTGCAAATAAACAATATAAACACAAAAAAATATGCAAAAACTGCAGCAGAGAATTTGAATTATATAAATCAGAAACATTGATATTTTGTTGTCATGCTTGTAGATGCGAATATGATAGAAAACAATTTAGAGAAGACAGAATTTGTAAAAAATGTGGAAACACATTTAACACATTTAAAAGTAGTGATCAAGAATTTTGTACTCATGAATGTTATATTGAATATATAAAAGAAATAACAAAAATAAAATATGATACAGAATTTTCAAATTGTTTATTATGTGGAGAAAAAATAAGATTAAATGAAAAATTTTGTTGTAAGGCACATAAAGAAAAATATTATTCACAAAAAAGCAGAGAAATAAGAATATGTGAATGTGGTAGAGAATTTGAAGTGTATAAAAAAGATTCAAAATTTTTATGTTCTGATGAATGTCAAAAAAAATATATTCTAAAACCAGAAGTTTTGGATAAGATAAAAGAAAAACGTGCAATCACTTCTAATTTCAATAATTATAATGCAAGAATAGACAAAATAAAATCTTTAAATTTATTTGATTTTGATTGTTCGGAAGAAGAGTATAAATCCAATAAAAATATTAAATTAAAATGTAAAAAATGTGGATATGAATTTGAAGAAAAAATTAATTTAAATCATTTGCCAAGTTGTATAAAATGTAATCCTATTCCATATATATTATCTAAACCAGAAGAAGAATTAAGTGATTATATACATTCTATAATAAATAAAAATATAATAGAAAATAAAAGAACAATTATAAGACCTTTAGAATTAGATTTTTATCTACCAGATTATAATTTAGCTATTGAATTTGATGGTTGTTATTGGCATAGTGAAATTCATGGACATAAAGATAAAAAATATCATATTAATAAAACTAAAATGTGTGAATCCCAAGGAATTCAATTAATTCATATATTTGATGATGAATGGACAAATAAAAAAGAAATAATTAAAAACACAATAAAACATAAATTAAATTTAAATAATACAGATAAAATATATGCAAGAAAATGTATAATTAAAGAAATAAATTCAAAAACAAAAAATACATTTTTAAATAATAATCACATTCAAGGAGAAGATAAAAGTAAAATTAAACTCGGATTATTTTATAATGATGAATTAGTTGCAGTCATGACTTTTGGAAAATTGCGATTAGCATTAGGAAATAAAACATCTAATATTAATGAATATGAGTTAATAAGATTTGCAACATCTAAAACAATTATTGGTGGATTTAGTAAATTATTGTCTTATTTTATTAAAACATATAATCCAATTAAAATAACAACTTATGCTGATAAAAGATGGAGTAATGGAAATGTTTATATTAAAAACGGATTTAATCTTATACATGAAACTCAACCAAATTATTGGTATATGAAAAATTATAGTATTAGAGAACATAGATTCAAATATAGAAAATCAGAATTACCTAAATTATTAACAAATTATAATTCGGAATTAACTGAATGGGATAATATGCAATTAAATGGATATGATAGAATTTGGGATTGTGGTTCATTAAAATTTGAAATGAATATCTCTCAACTTAATACTTCTGATAAAAATAATATTAACAAGCTATTCGAATTTTAATATATGTATAAAAAAAGATATGATTTGTCAATTTTGTGGTAAAGATACAAGAAAGAATAGCAAAGATTACTATATGCTTACTCCGGAATTATGGGGTATTATAACTCGTGATTTAAATGGATTTATGTGCATGGATTGTGTGGAAGATAAATTAGGAAGAAACCTTCAAAGAGAAGATATTACAGCATGTCCACAAAATGTTTTTAATAATCTTTATACTTCTTTACTTTTTAAAGAATATGAAATACATGAAGCTATATTAGAATGTGAAAGACGAGATTTAGAATGGAAAATTAAATTAAAACAAATCAAAGAAGAAAAAGAATTAAGAAAATTAGCAAGAATAAATAAAAAAATAAGCAAATAAATTAAATATGTCTCAATCATTATTCGTTCACACCAATAAAATATCTTTAGATAAATATTATACTCCAATTGAGAAGTCTCAAGAATTAATTGAATTTACTCTTAATTTTATTGGAAGGAATAAGATAGATACAATAATAGAACCAAGTGCCGGAAATGGTTCATTCTCAAATTATCTTTTCAACACTTATTCGAACATTTATAAAATTCATGCATTCGATATAAAACCAGAAGAAGGAAGAATAAAGGAACAAGATTTCTTAAAGATTACTAATTTTAGGTATAATGATAAATGTCTTATTATTGGAAATCCTCCATTTGGAGAAAACAAGAATCTATTAACACAATTTTTTAATAAGAGTATTTTATTATCTGAATATATTGCTTTCATTCTCCCAATTTCATATCTTAATAATAGTAAATCATTTTTTTATTATGATTTGATAAGTAGTAAGGATTTAGGATTAATGAATTATTCTGATAGAGAATTGACTTGTTGTTTTAATATTTATAAAAGACCTATTTCCGGAAGTTTAAATAAATTAAAAAGTAATAAAATAGATTTTATAGAAATTAAGCAAGAGAAATATAATCATCTTTCTTCTTATGATTTTCGAGTTCAAAGATTAGGAGAAAATATTGGAAAAGTAGTAAAAGAAAAAGAAATAAAAAGTTATTATGCAATTAAGATACATTCAGATGATAATGAATTAAAAGAAAGAATTAGATTGATTTTTGATAGTTATGATTGGATGAGTGTAAAACAATTTATTTCGATTCCATATCTTACTATTACTGATATTTATGATGTTTTAAATGAAGAATTAAAATTAGATACAAAAGATAATAAAACAGATAAATTATTTGAATTTTAGATATTATGATAGAAAATTATATAAATAAATTATTTTGCAAAGACAATTTAGAGTTATTAAAAGAACTTCCTAACAATAGTATCGATTTAATTTATTCAGATATTCTTTATGGAACCGGAGTTAAGTTTGATGATTATCAAGATTTAAAGATAAATATAAAAGAGAAGTTAATATTTGATATTATTCCAGAGACTATTTATAATCATTATTGGATTAGATTAATTGAGATGAAGAGAATATTAAAAGATACTGGAAGTATTTATCTTCAAATGGATACAAGAATAAATCATTGGATAAGAATAATGATGGATATGATTTTTGGATATAATAATTTTCACAATGAGATAACTTGGAATTATAGATTTAGTCCTGTTTCATCTTCTCATTTTTCAAAAGCACACGATATAATTTTATTTTATTCTAAATCAGATACTTATACATTTAATAAAATAAATCATTTATTTGATAGTTCAGAAAGAACAAAATCAGATTGGTTAAAATTTGCAGATGAAAACGGAAATGTTTTAATGAAAGATTTGCCATCATCTTTAAAAAATTCGTCTATATTTATTCGTAGCGGTAGAAAAGATGGTGATGTCGGATTTAATTGTTTAAATGGAATACCAATTGATTGGTGGGAAATACCGACATCTGTTAGAGGAAATAATCCAGAAATAAAACACGGAAAATACAATACTCAAAAACCAGAAAGATTATTAGAAAGAATAATTCTTGCAAGTAGTAATGAAAATGACATTGTTTTAGATTTATATATGGGAAGTGGGACATCAATGGTTGTTGCTAAGAAAAATAATAGAAAATGGATTGGATGTGATATAAATTCAAAGAGTATTGATTTAACAAATTTAAGATTGAATGATATTGAAGATAAATCAAAACAAATAGAACATAAAAATAAATTATTTGAATTTTAGTTTTATATTTTTAGAATGATAGTTACAACAAATAATATATTCAATCAATTAAAATCTGAAATAGATATTTATTCTAATTTCATTATTCTTCCTATTTTAGAAAATCATCTATTATTAAGATATAAGAATAATTTACTTTTATTATACATTTGTATTTTAGATGATAATTTCAATATTGTAAATAAGTATATTTTAAACATAAATCATTTAGATATTTTCTTTAAATGTAATATAGATGAATTAGATTTTACAAATAAGAATCTATACACAAATGATAAGAAATGTCTTACTTTCTTTTTATCTTGTACTAATATATATGAATTGCAGATAGTTGATAAGAATGTAAATTTCAATAGGAAAACACTGGATTTAAACAATACATTCAATCTTCATCATTCTAAGAAATCATATAATAAAATATTACCATTAACTCATCACATTGAATATTTAGAACAAGAATTTCAGTATTATTATGATTTATTAATAGAAAATAAAACAAGAATAAAGGATAAAGATTTCTTATTTTACAATAATATTATTTCCACTCTTTATAAGATAGAAAGTGAAGGAATATGTATAAATAAAGAATTGTTTAAAGAAATAAATAAAGATAAGTTACAATATCATTTAAAAGATTCATTTGATAATTATGTATATTGTGATTATAATATTTATACTTCTACAGGAAGGACTTCTAATTCATATGGAAGAATAAATTTTAATGCGTTAAATAAAAAAACAAATGAAAGAGAAATAATAGTTAGTAGATATGGAAAAGAAGGAATGTTGATTGAATTTGATTATTCTGCATATCATCTTTCAATATTAGCAGATTTAATACAATATAAATTTCCAGATAATATAAAGAGTATTCATGATTATTTAGGAAAACAATATTTTAATGTAGAAGAATTAAGTAAAGAACAATATAAAGACACAAAAATATTAAATTTTCAATTTTTATACGGAGGAATACCAGATGATATAATTGATAATATTGAATATTTTAAAAAAGTTAATATTTATTTAAAACTATTATATAAAGAATATTTAGAAAATGGATTTATTGTTTCTCCTATTTCAAATAGAAGAATAGATAATGTAGAAAATCACAATGCAAATAAAGTATTAAATTATTTATTGCAAATGTTAGAAACTGAAATAACTACTAATAATATTTCTAATGTAATGAATAAAATAAATAATAAAAAAATACATTCAATACTTTATGTTTATGATTCTATTTTATTTGATATTCATAAATCAGAATTAGAATTTATGGAAAATATTAAAACAATTTTATCAGAAAATAATAAATTTATCATAACAACTAAATATTCCGAAACAAATTATAAAGATATTAAATGATAGAAAATTATATAAATAAATTATTTTGTAAAGATAATTTAGAATTATTAAAAGAACTTCCTTCCAATTCTATTGATTTGATTTATGGTGATATTTTGTATGGAACTGGAAAAGATTGGAAGGATTATAAAGATATAAATAGCAATGAAACAGAAGTCAATACTTTTTATTATGAACGAATAAAGGAGATGAAAAGAGTATTAAAAGAAACTGGCTCTATTTATCTTCAAATGGACACAAATATCAATCATTATATTAAATTAATGTTAAATAAAATCTTTGGAAATAAAAACTTTAGAAATGAAATAATTTGGAAAAGAGGTAATTCAAGTGGATTTAAAACTCAATATAATGGATTTATTAAAAATCATGACATAATTTTATTTTATTCTAAATCAGACAAATATTTATTTAATAAATTAAAATATGATGAATATAATGGGTTTTACAATAGATGGAAAAAATATAGTTTAGATAATGAAACAATAACATATATTAATTTTCCTAAGTCAGATAAAAAATGGCTTAATTCATTAATAGAAAAATTTAAAAAAGAAAATAATAGAGAACCATTAAATAATGATATACTTTATAGATTTAATTCTACATATATAGAAGACATTTGGACAGATATATCTGACATTGCTTATGGTTCAAAAGAAAAAATTGATTATGCAACTCAAAAACCAGAAAAATTATTAGAAAGAATAATTCTTGCAAGTAGTAATAAAAATAATATTGTTTTGGATTGTTTTCTCGGAAGTGGAACTACAATCGTTGTTTCTGAAAAATTGAATAGAAAATGGATTGGTATAGATATAAATCAAAAAAGTATTGAAATAACAAATGAAAGATTAAACAATATAAATACACACCAAATAAAAATAAAAGAAAAACTTAATAATATATTTGAATTTTAAATTATGAATGATAATCAATTAAATTTTTGTTATTTTGATTGTAAATATCTAACAATAACAGAAGAGGAACAAAGAAAATTTCAGGGTAAATATATTCCAGAACATATTTGTAAAAAGTATAATAAACGAGTCACACATGATAAATATGATATGCTATTAGTGAGATTAGATTGTTGCAAATATAGAGAAGTGGATTTAAATAAAAAACTCTAACCAATTATGATTAGAGTTTCTATTTGTAAAAATTAATTAAAAAACTTAAAAAGTCTTTATACAATAATCATAAGTTAGCATTTCTTTCAATACTAAAAGCATTGTATCTGAATGAGTTAATATTTCTTTTGTTTTGTTGTCTAATTTTTGAAATTCTGGTATTTTATCATATATTACTTCTAAAGCACATCCCAATGCTTCGGCATAACCATCTTTTATTTCTGGTTTTTCGTTGGTTTTTGATTTTTCAACATGAACTTCTTCTTTATATTCAATTTGTGGTTTTGGTTCTTTTATATCTTTAACTTTAATCTTTTTACTTTTAGTTTCTTCTTTGTTTTCTCTTAAAATTGCAAGTTTTTGATTTTGTTCTGCTTTAGTTTTATTTAATTTTACAAAATCAATTGCTGCAGTTATACTAATTTCATCATTTTTTATTGCTTCAATAAGTTCTTCTGATCCTTCTTTTCCTAAAGTTATTAAATTATATACTTTTTGATATGGTAAAGAGGTCATTTTAGCAATTTCAGAAGTACTTTTACCTTGATTTTGTAATTGTAAAAGAATGTTTGTTAATTCTATGTCATTAAATGGTAATTGTGTATTATTTAAAACCACATGTTTTGCCAAAATATCAATATCATCTGATTTATCAATATATGCTTCAATATAAGGTATTTCGTGTCCAGAAGCAACCAATTCCATCATTCTTAATGTTCTTCTAAATCCATGAGTTACTTTATATTTACCATTTCCAATGCTTTTTACATATATTGGTTGAAGTTGTCCATATAATCTTAAAGAATCTCTTAATGCATCATTTTGTTCTACTGTACCATAAACTTCTCTTGGATTTGTGGGAATTTCAATTTCCAATCTTTCAAATGGAATTTTCCAAGTTTTTTGAATTCTATCTAACGGTTTTATTGATCCATCTTCATTAATAAAAGATACTTCTAAATTTTGAGTTTGATTTAAATTTTCCATTTTATTTATATTTTTAAAGTTTATATTAATTAATAATTACACTACAAAAATATAAACTATTTTTTAATCTACAAAATATTTCTTAATTAATTTTTGAATTTTAACATTATTTAACAATTGATATTTATAATTTATTGAAAATTAAAGAAATAAAAAACACCAACTAAATTAATAATTGGTGTTTAAATATGTTTTTCTAAAATTAAATGTTATTTGTTGTATTTTGCAACTATCTTTTCTATTTCTTTGCCTATTGTATTATCTGCTTTTTTAAGTTCTTTAATAATTAATTCTGAAATTTCCTCCTCCGTTTTCTTTTTTATTATTGATAATTCTTTATTTACAGATTCATTGCCATCTTTATATCTACTTATTACTTTATTTTTAAAAGATTCCGAAGGTTTGATTTTAATGTTTGTTATTGTAGAATATAATGTAGGAGTAATGGTTATATCTCTATCATCAAAATCTCCTAATGATATATAAATATCATTAATACCACCACCAAGATTTTGAAATCTATATCCACTTTCTTCTTTCAATAGAGTTTGTTTCTTTACTTCTTTTCTTACCATTGATTCAATTAGTGATTGAACCTCATTTTTTTTGTAATCATAATATTCAGTTTTTATTTAGTTAATAATTTTAATATAAATATAAAAAAATAAATTTTTATTAAATAATTTCAGTATCTTCAATTTTTAAAGAAGAAGGACGACTTTGATGTTTCAATGCAAAATCTTTCATATTTTTATTTCCTAAAAAAGAAGCAATATTAGTAATATCGACGTCATTTACATTATTAGATTGTTGGGTATCTTGTTCTATTTGTTGGTCTTCAATAAAACCAGTATTATCTTCTGTACTATTAAATTGTTCTTCTAATACACTTCTAAAATTATTAAGTTTAGTATTTAATTTTTCTGGTATTTGTTTCTTTGTTGATTCTATATTATTAACTATTTTTTGAACTGCTTGTTTTTTTTGTGGCTGAGTTATGATTTGATTTTGTCTTGCATAATCTTCATCGAAATCTTCTTCATCATCATCTTCAAAATCATTAGAAGTTAATTCATTGACAGTATTTTTAAGAATATTATTAATTAATGGGTCTTTACTATAAGTCTTTTTTAATAATTCTTGCTTTTGATTATTTTGTTTCTGAATTATTTGTTTTTTACTAATAATAGAATTATTTGATGTAGTTCTATTTTCATTTATAACTTCTTTAATTAAAGATTTAATTAAATCGGAATTTCTTAATTCTTTTTTAATTTGATTTTTAAGAACAATCTCTTGTTCATTCATCATTTTGGTGAATTGTTCTTTTAAAACTTTAATTAAAATCATTTCTCTATCTGTGAAATATGATTGTTTTTTAATCAGTTTTTTTGTGTCCATATAAGTTTATATTTAAATTTTTATATATGTTTATTCTACAAATGATTTTTTACTTAATATATATTTTGTTGTCTTTAATTTAGTTTGTAAAGTTAAGAATTTAATTGAACTGGGTGGAAGCATAATGCCACTTGGACCTACGGAAGTTATCATAGTCATCACTAATAATTCACTTATAATATCGTCTAATGTATTTAATAATTGAGTTCCAAGTACCAATGGTTCTTTTTCATTCTTACTATTTCCACCAAAATACATTTTATTAGAATCTAAAGTGGTTGTTTTGGTATTAATATTAACTTCATTTTTAGAATCTAAAGTAAATATATCATCTGATTTTATATTAATATTATTTTTAGCTTCAAAAGTAATATAGTCTTCAGATTTTATATATGTAGATGTTTTACAGTTTAATAATATATCTTCTGATTGAACATTCATTTTAACTGTGTCGATAGCAAGATAACTTTTAGCATCAAAATTAATACTAATATCTGATGTTATGTGAGTTGCAGTTTTAGAACTTAATAATATATCATCTGTTTTACTATTAATATTTATTCTATTTGCAGTAATAAAAAATTGAGAATCTAAATAATCAATATTTGCAATTGGAGTATCATCATTTATAAAACTATTAAATATTTGAGAATTTGGTTGAAAATCTATACTTTGTCCATCTGTAATATATAGACTGGCATTATCTTTGTTTATATCTTCTACAATATAATCATTTTCATTTATATTTTTATCAATTCTAATAAATAAAAGTGGGTCACCAATATTTCCTTTATTACTCCAAGTATTTAATTTCTTATCTCCAGTACTACCAATTCTAATACTATTTCCAAATCTACCAGAAATAATCATGTCTCCTTCAAATGGTTGAAGATTAGGAATTTTAATATTTTCAACAAAATAATCACCAAGAGGAATTTCTGTATCTGTTTGTGTTACTCCGGTAAAATCAGATATGTTTGAAGATTTAACAAAATCAACATTAATAGTAGAATAAGGAAGAGCATTATTATTTTGATATCCCCAAACATTTACAATTGTGTTATAATAAAATCCAACAGTTTTATCCACAATACTACTTTGAGGAATTGGTGCTTGATAAATAAAAACTATTTCATGCTTAATTGGATATTTTTTAAAATTTGAATCTAATTGATGAGCAATACTTAATTGTGATTCTGGTTTTCTATAATCAGAAATCATTCGTCTAAAAACAATTGCACCAATATCACTTACAGTTCTATATCTTGGATGTTTATCTGTTAATATAATATCTACAACTTCAGCTGATTCCGGCGGTAATATTGTTGATGTAGAATTGGTGGATGAAGATTGATTATTTTGTCCTAAACGAGTTTTCTTAGCCATACTTAAATCACACTTTTAAATTTATCTTGTTCTACTTGACTTCTTAACTCATCTAATTCTTCTGGTGAAAAATCAAATGAAGTAATTTCAGGATTAACTGAAGCTTGCCTTGATATTGACCGTTCTATAATTGCAGCCATTTTAACAAGAATATCATTATTTTTAACTGTTGTATCTAAATAATCTTTTATGATAGGACTAAGAATAGTGGCATCAGAAACACCATTAACAAGTTCTTTTAATTCGTTAATTGCTTCATCTATTTGAGAATGAATATAATTTTGATTCTTATATATTTCTTGAAATAAATCACTTAATGTTTTATCTCCAAATATTTTAATTTCATTGAATTCCATTTTTATTATTTTAGTTCTAATTCATTTAAATTTGGTATATAATCTAAATCCAATTTATCTTCTTTTATATAAATATTATAAAGATGCTTAAATAATATTTTTAATTTTTTAGTTGTTTTGGTTATTTTAATTGTATCCTTTTTATTTATATCTGTTATTTCTCTAATATAAATATAAATACTTTTTTTTCTTAAATTTTCTAAATTATGACATCTTTTCAATAAAATAAGAATTGCATCTACTATTTTTCTGTCTTCTGTAGAATCAAATATTTTTAAAAAGTTTTTATCTAAATATGGAATAAGAATATCATAAAATTCTAATTTTGTATGATTTGTTTCATTATCTAAAATTTCGTCATCATCATTAATATTGATAGTTCTTTTCTTTTTAATATTTTGATATGCTTTATTATTTTCTTGAATTAAGAAATTAATGGTAATACGAGTAAAGAATGAATATGCTTTACCTCTTTCTGGATTAAATTCCTTTAATTTACTTAAAATAAATTCCAATGCTCTATTCTGAGTAGCAGCAAAAGTATCTGAAATATAATAAAATCTATATTTATTAATAAGGCTTTCAGTCATTTTATCAAAAGCATATTCTAAATGTAAATGATATATTTGATTTCTATATGTATTATCATTACTATTATTATAATCTATAATTGCTTTTTCTGTTTCTTCTGTAAAATAAAATTTATTCGGTGGTTTCTGTTGTAACTGTATCATATAATGTTTTTGCTTCCTCTAATAGGGTTTGTATATTTTGTATTTCTTTAAAAAAGAAACCGACTTCATCATCACTTTCAAAATGACCAGATGCATCTATTTCCTTTAATTTTCTATGTGAATAATTAATTCTTCCAAATATAAAATCATAAAGTAAAATAAAGTCGCTTAAAATATCATGTACTTTTAAATATTTTCTACTTATAAAAATAGAAACTAAAATACTGCAAATTAACAAAATTGATAAAATTATTACTATAGTAACCATAATTTTAATTTTTAATTATTTTCTAAAACCCAACCGTCATTAATAAATTTATCTAAATATTTATATTTAACCACTTGTTTTTTATTTGTTGTTGAATTATAAATACTAATAAGTTGATTTCTATTATATTTCTTATTCTTACTATCCATTATCGGAATAGTATTAAATTCATTTTCATTATCTAATATAGTTCTACAATCTAACATGTCAATAGATTTTTGAACTGCGGAAGTAATATTTAATAAATTACTTATTTCGACTTGTTTGTATTTGTTTTTATCATCTATTCCAATTATTGTGGGTTCTTTAAAATTGTCCGCTTGTATTTTAACCCATTGATATCTTTTTGTATTTATCATCTTTTGTGGAACACTTAAACAAGTTTCTACAAAATCAAACATTTCATTGGAATGTTCTATTATAATAGGATTTATAAAAAATAAAGGTTCTATTATATTTGTTACTGATATTCTATAATCATTTATTCCAATTTGATTAGAACTTAGTGATGTACCTGTTTTATATACACTTAAATAGCTAAATAATTTTTTAACAACTTCTTCAGATTCTTCTTTTGTGTGTGAAGAATGAACTGATTTATTTAATTTTGAAATATCTGTAATTATCATATATTTTATTTATTGAATTGGTTCAATATCAAATCCAAGAATTTCTTTTCTTATTTTAAATCTTTTTTCTATTTCATCGTCGATAAAAGATTTCTTTTGTAGTGAGTTATTAATTCTGTCTAAATCAGATTCTTTATAATCATAATAAATTCCTTCATTTTGATTTCTATAATCCCAAATACCTCCTAAAGATTCTGTACCATTGCTATCTCTAATAATTTCTAAAGCTAATCCAAGAGGATGTAAAAATCTTCTATTTAATTCTTGTAAATAACCTAATTCACGAAATTCTTTTATATTAATTTTAGGTATATCATTATTTAATATCACTTCATCTTTTTTTATTTTATTCATAAAGTAATTTATTTTTAATTAATTTTAAACTCTTATCCCTCCATCTGGAGTCATTCCTTTTTCTTTTTTCTTTATTGTTTGTTTTTCGTCAAAATATTCTTTTAATTCTTTATTTAATACCATAAATTTAATATTTCTTCCAATGGAATAACAATATTTTTTGGTTCGACATTTTGAATTATTTCTTTTTCTTCTATTATTATTGGTTCTTCAATTTTAATATCTTCTATTATTTCTGAATTAATTATTTCTTTTTCTAATTCATTAATTATGTTTTCTGATGTTTCAATAGAATTAATATTTTCTTCTGAGTTTATTGTGTATTCTTTTAATGGAATAGAAGGAATATTATAAACTGATTTTAATGAATTATTTATACTTTTTAAATCTGCAAATTTCTTAATTACATTATTAAATAGTCTTTTATTAGTATTGTTATTTATAAAATTACTAATAACTTCATCTTGCTCATGTAATAATTGTTTTACGGATTCGGTATCAACACTATCTCTATAAACTTCTTTTATTACTTCTTTAATGATTGGTTCTTGAGTATTTTCTGATATAATATGTTCGTTAATTACTTCTTCTTGGGGTCTAATATAATCTACTAAAGATTTAATAAATCCTAATGCAACAACTGGAAGAATTGCTCCTGACACTATTGCCAATATTCTTTTTTGTTCTATTTCTGTTAAATCAATTAATCCAAATAATTCTATCCATTGTTGATATTCAATTAAATGAGAATAAGCATAGTAAGCATTTCCCATCATTTGCATTATTGTAAGGATTATAAATAATCCCCAAACAATAAATTTATTCATTTTATCTAATACAATGATACTTGATAAAGATGCAGCAGCACCTAATTCAAATCCAAGTGCTAAAGATATAGCTAACCAATTTGCATTACTCAATCTAAAGAATGCAATTGAATGGATCATGCTTATAAGAGAAATGAGAATATACAGACTCAAAAAAGATGATATTATAAATATCTTTACTAATTTTGCTTGATTATTTTTAATCCAATTCATCATAATTTTTTACTTTATCTTTTATATTTATAATATGTAGATTCCTTAATATTCATAATAGACATAATATCCAATCTGTTTTTATTTTCTTTTATTAATTCTAAAAATTTAAGTAATCTTGGAATTATAAGTGGATTTTCTTTTCTTTTTTCTAAATATAATTTATAATTCAATTTATATTTTTCAGAATTTTTAACACCATCCCCAATTTTAGTTTTTTGTTCCTCTGATAATAATTGTCCTGTTTTGGTTTTACTTATTTTATCTTTTATTTCTTGTGTTAAATGTAAAGGTCTTTTACCATCTTTAAATTCTTTTTTAATTCTAATAGACATTTTCTTCTTATTGTCTTCCGAATGTATTGGTTTGCCTGTTTTGGTTTTACTTATTTTGTCTTTTATTTCTTGTGACATCAATTTACCAAAATTTGGATTTTTATCTCCTGTCCATTGTCCTATTCTGTTTTTTTGTATTTCGTCTTTATTTGGATTATTTGTAAAAGTATCTCCTCCCCAATAACCATCTGAAATATTGTAACCATATCCTTGCTTATTTGCTTGTAATTCTTTAATCCAAAATCCTTCTTGTATAATCATTTTTTCTTTTGAATCACAATGTTCTAAAATTACATTAATGTCTTTTAAAGGATTTTTTTTATTCATTTTATTTAATTTTTAAAGTTTATTTTTAAATTAAAAATTCAATATTATTTTAAAAACAATATTGGAGTTATTGTCATGAAAAATTTGTGAATTCTATTTATTTAAAAGTTTTTCTATTTCTTCTAATTCCATTTGAGCTTTTAATTCTGGGGATATTAATGAATTTAATCTGCTTTCTAATTCAAATAATTCTCTTTTTCGTTCTGATATTTGAAGTACATTCATTCTTGTTTTTAAATCTGCGAACCATTCATCTTTAGTAAACCCTAACCAGGTGTATTTTTCAGAAGAACCTAATTCTTGAGCTGTTTCATTATAAACTGTTTCTCTTAATTTTAAGAATGAACCAATTTCAATTAATTTTCTTTCATCTCTTATTGTTGAAATATCAAATAATCGTGAAGGTTCACTATCAGAATATTTAAATCCACCACAAGGATAAGAAGGTTTTAATGCTTTTTCTACTAATTGTTTTTTAACTTGTAGAGCTTCAAATAATTTTAATACTTTTTCATCTGTAATTTTTGTTGTCATGATGTTTTAATTTAATTAATAAAATTGCTGTTTATTTTGTTTTATAAAAAGAATAAATTATATGTCTATTAAAATTTCAAGTTTTTAGAAGTAAGACATATTTAGATTCTTAATGTAACCCATCCTGGATTTGAACCAGGGATACCAAGATGAAAACCTGGTGTGATAACCACTTCACCAATGGGGTAATTGTTATTTTAAAGAAATAAATTAATTGACTAATTGAGCTTAACAGGTTCGTAGAAGTAAGTCAATTTTAGATTTCTTATTTTTATATAAATTATGAACTTTTGTTTTAAAAACTATTAATTATTAAATTCATTAAAAAGAAAATTAATTTGACAACTATTTAAAATCCATATTTTTAGAAGTAAGTTATCATTAGATTTTCTTGTATTTTTTATATATTTATATTAATTATTAAAAATATAAATATAATTATTTAAATAAAAAATTAAATTCCCATAAATTTCATTATATTAATATAATTTGTTGAAAAATCTTCAAATAAATAATGAGTTGTTGCAGTTTCTTTACTTACTAATCTTCCTCTACTTTCGACATTCCAACTTAATAAATCATATACTGATAGTTTTGGGTTTTCCGAATACATTTTAATTAAATTAAGAACAGTAGATAAATCTCTACTTGAAACATTTGAGTCCGAATCAATATCTAACCAAATATATTCTCTTGTTTCTAAATCAATTATACAAAGTAATGTACCTGCTGCCGTCGATTGAATTTGTGTACAATTATTAATCATAGAAGGCATAAAATTAGTATTGGCTTCTGGATGTTTTCTTCCTTCAAATCCTAAAACACATTGTTCATAGATACTAAATGCTTTATTATCATGATATGAAGCTCTAAAATCTCTTGCATCCATTACAACATATTTATATCCTTGTTTAGTTAATTCAGAAACATTTAAATCAATATATTCTGCACAAGCACCATGTCTATCAGTAATATCTCCAGAATATAATGCAATTCTATTATTTCTATCTCCATTCCAACCAACAAAGTCAATATTAGTTCCAACTAACCAAGCACCTAAATCTATATCACATCCACCAGGAGTTTCACCATTATTAAACCAATGTACAAATGCTCTAATTGTTTTTTGATTAACATTTATTGGCATTCTTTGTCCTCTTATAATTGGTTTTAAAGAAGGATTTAAACTTCTCATATTTGTTGGCAATGGTATTTTCTTTAATTCTTCGTCAATCCAACAATCTCCTAATTTATCTGATAAACTAAATTTATATTTTAGAGTTTCAAATATTTGACTTTGAATTTCATTAATAATATTTTCAGATAATGGTTCTAAAGATATTAATTGCTTTGATTTTCTATGTCCTTTAATAAATATATTTCTGTCTTGTTCAACTCGTCTGTTTTCAAAATGAGTATAAACTTCAAATAAAACTTTGTTAGATATTTTATCAGATACTTTACATAGAACATTAAATATATCTTGAATTTTATCTTTATTAGTTCTAATTAAATAATCCAGTCTTCTGACAAATTCTCCTGGTCTTTCTGATAATTTATTTAATCCTGTTTCAAATGACGTTTTAAACGCTTTATCAACTTCACCATTCCAAGATACAACTTTTTCATTTCTTAATTGTTGAAATGATTTAAATGATTTTGGATATTGTTTAGAATAATTTCCTGGATGAATAATTTCTCCTAACTTAATCCATCTCTCGATTTTAAGTTTCATTTCTCTTACATCTAAATTAGAGTTTTCTAAAAGAGAAAGAATATATCGTTTTTCTGAATTAGTGAATTTTTTGAATTTATTTTTATCTGCGTTTTTCTTTGTTATTGCTGGTAACGAAATATCTCCACCTGACATTGATAATGCTATTCTAAGAACATCAGTTGTTGTTTTAACTGGAACATTTATTTCCATTCCTGCTAATGTACATAAGTTTTCTTTAAATGGAATTTCTTTTGGAAATTGTAATTTTCTTCCACTATTAACAAACCATTTAATAACATCTAAATCTGTTGGAGTTAATGATTGATTGGCACTACATAAATCAGTAAATATTTTATCAAACATTTCTTCTGTTCCTGATTTGATAATAGTGTAATTAGGTTGTTCAAATGCAACTTGTTTTTCTTTAGTCCATATCTGAACAGTATCAAATTTACCATTCGTCCAATAATGAACAAATTGATTATACCATAATTCATATTCAGATAATTCTAAAACTTGAGTTGGAAATCCTGGATATAATGGTTGATAATTTCTATTACTGCCAGTCATTTCTTTTAAATAAGAAATTACTTCATTATGAAATTCTATAATTTCAGATTTATCAGAATAACCAAGTTGTTTAAAAGCATCTTTATTTAACATATATCCAAATCTCATCAATTCAGATTGAACTTGAGAAACAAATAAACGATTATCTACATTAATGTTTTTTGTGGTTATAAAACCGTTTGAAAAAGAAATAACATTTTTTGTCATAATTAATAAGTTTTTAAAAATTAATAAATTATATCACTATCAAAATCAATATTTTTAGAAGTAAGTGATATTTAGATTAAAAATTGAAGAGTAGATTGGATTCGAACCAATGACCAGGAGATTAGAAATCTTAGAAGTAACTTTATTTTAGATTTCGTTGATAAATTAATAAAGTAACCTGCTCTACCAGCTGAGCTACTACTCTTATCAATATTTTTAGAAGTAAGTGATATTTAGATTAAAAATTGAAGAATAGATTGGATTCGAACCAATGACCAGGAGATTAGAAATCTTAGAAGTAACTTTATTTTAGATTTCGTTGATAAATTAATAAAGTAACCTGCTCTACCAGCTGAGCTACTACTCTTATCAATATTTTTAGAACTTTGTGTTTTGTGACCCATCTGTGACTCGAACACAGGACCCTATCATTAAAAGTGATATGCTCTAAACCAACTGAGCTAATGAGTCTTTTATTTTAAAGAATGAATTAAACAACTATTAAAATATATAAATTTTTAGAAGTAAGTTGTTCTTAAATTCTTTTTAAAAATATAATAAATTTTTTATAATTTTTCTACATAATTAATCATTTCTTGTATTTTATTTTGAATTGAAATTAAATCTGAAATTATCATATATTTTATTTCTTTTTGATCGTTTGGATTTGAATATTTATTTAATACTTTTTCGATGTCTTCTTTTGAATTGGCTTTATAAAATCAACCAACATTTTTAATTCTATTCCTAAATTGTTCATATCTTTTAAATTTTAAAGTTTTAAATTTATAATACAAAGTTAATAAAAATACTTTAATAAACAAACTTTTCTTTAATTATTTTTTAAATTGTTTAAATATTTTATTTTATTATTATATTCATCAGTTAATTTCTCAATTCTTAAATTGATTTTATTCTCAATTTCTTTTCCAACTAATATATTCAATTTAAATTTATTTGTTTTTAAATCATAAATTCCAATTTGAAAATCATATTTCGTTTGAATATCAAATAAACCAAAAGTTAAATCATCTTCATCTTGTGCAAAATCTAAACATAATTTCTTTATTTGTAATTTTCTTGATTCTAAAAGATTTGAACCAAATATATAATTAGTATTAATTGATAATAATGACTGAATTTCATAAAATGCTATTTGAATTGAGGAATCATATTCAACGATTTTATAAGTTGTTTTATCATCTTTTGACTGAATTATATTATATAATTTTTCTATTGTTTCAACATCAATATTTTCAGTAGAAATTAATTTCTTATCATTATAAAATTTTACTTTGAAATTCATAATTATTTTTATTTATTATTTTCTATTTCTGTTTTAAAGTCATTTACTTTATCTTTCATCCATTCATAATTAGATTTATGTTCTAATGGTATTTCATTTTCTGATGGTAATAATTTAAATAAATCTATTAATGTATATTCATCAAATAGTGAAGCACATGTTTCATAACTATAAGATGAAAACCATTGTGCAATTGTTAAAATTTGGGCTATTGTCATATTATTTTAATTATTTTTATTTTTTAAACAGCATTCTTCACAAGCAGATAATCCCGATTCTGTGAAATACTTTATAGTAAATAATTTATTTGTTTGTTTTCCACAAATTTCACATTTATCTTTTATCGATTTTTTATATATCTTGTATATCTAAGAAGCATTGCTTTTTAACCATTCCTTAGTAAATATCATAAATTAAATTTTTTAACATTTTCAACATCTTTATCCCAAATAATACAAGTTAAATCTTCATTTTTCATAATTTTATTTATAGTATTATTAATAATAAAACTATCTCCTCCTGCTAATCCACTTCCTATCAACGGAAATAAAAACTTTAAATTTTTATTACCAAAATCTTTCTTTAAATTAATAAACAATTTTTCAATTGCATTTAATCTTATTCTTTCTGTTTTAGATTTATCACTATTGGGTTCATATAATCCATAACTATATTGGGAATATCCATTAATAATAGAAAACTTACCTGCTTTATATTCTGAATAATTTCCTAATTTATTAATATCTCCTTTAATTGTTTGTTTATCAATTAAAAGAACTTCTGGATATTTATTTGATATTTGTTTAGCTATTCCAGCTCCCATTACACAGAAACAATTACAACCATGAATTATAATATCATAATTGTTTAATTCATCTAATAGATTTCCTTTAATATATTTGATTGTATTTTTATTTTCCATTTTTGTTCTTCTTTTCTTTGAATTTTCTTTTTGGTGTTTATTCCAAGTTATCCATTCTTCTTCTGATAGATTATCTATTAATCCGAAGAATTGATTGTCTAATTTCTTCCAATTTGCCATATTTTTAATATAAAATAAAACTCACTTAAAAATAATAATTAAATGAGTTTTAAAGTTTTTTATTATTTAACACGTCTTGCAATCGGGATGAAGTTTCCAAAATTCTCTTACAACTAATCTTGCTGTATCATGAGTATAAGATTCATCAATATAAATCAATTCATCGTTTTCAGTGTTGTAAATTTCATGGTCATTTAATGAACCTTGAGAATATACATTTACACTTACTTTCTTCAAATCAATTTCTTTCAATAGAAATTCGTCTTCATCATCAATTATTTCTTCATCGAATAAATCGTCTTCCTCATCTTCAAATTCATTATCGATTTCCTCATCTGGTGTTTCATCTAATTTATAAACTCTGTATTTCCCGTTAAAATCGTAAGTTAAATCAAATTCGGAATATCCTTCATCCATAAATTGACTTACGGTTGCTTGTTGAGCAAAATACCCATCAAGCCTTAATGATAATTTGATTTCTTCGGTAGTAGTAATACCACTAATTTTAATTAATTCGACTGCTTTTTTTAAAACTACTTCTCTTGTTAGATTTAACATAATTTCTAAATATTTAAATTGTTATTAATTGTTTTACAAAGTTAATAAAAAATATAATAAAAATAAATTTATCTATAACTAATTTTTATAATAATTCGTTATAATTATAAATATTTAATATAGTGTGCAAATGTTCAAATGCAAAATAATCACATTCTAATTCTTCTGGTATTAATCTTGAGATTAACATTTTATTACCATCAAAATCTGGATTTTCTTCTTTTATCTTATTTATTAATTCTGTTATATATTCATTATTTTTATTATATGATTCTTCAAATATTTTATTTGTTTTTATAGATTCCGTTATACAAATTATAACATGATTTAATTCATGTAAAAAATTAAATAATAATGTTTTTAACCATGTTTTATCGTCTTTAAATGTTTTTATTTTTAATATATCTTCAACATTTACCATTATATATAATTTATTTTCACAAACAAAGAAACAAGCTCTACTATCAGCATCATATAAATCCTTATTTAAAAACTCAATATGAATATCAATTTTATTTAATGTAACTTCATTGAATAATTTATTAAAATAAGATTGAATGAAAAACACGATAGTTGATAATAAAGTATGTGCATCATAATCTTTAATCTTCTTTAAAATTTCTTTATGTCGATATATTTTTATATTTATATTATTCGAATTCTACAATGTATTTCGGTGTACATTGTCTGTCATCATATATAATATACTCTGATCTATATAATGAAACTCCTTTTTGAGCCCAAACACTATCATAATCAGAATTTTTAATTTGTTTACTAATATTATAACAATCCGAATCATGTTTTGTTTTTATTAATTGTTTCCCTACATGAAAATCAAATAATAATAAAAGTTGTTTTGATGTAGATTGTCCTCCAACCCATCTACCAGAATCTGTATATCCAAAACTCTTATCATGATCCGAAGCTGCATAAATACCTGAATCCCACATATTTCCATTGAAATTGGCGAAAGATGGACGAATTAATAAAGATTTGCTGATTATGCTTAAATAATTACAACTTTTTGAACCGTGCCACAATAATTGTGTTTCTTTATTCTTAGCATTCTTTACATAATTATCGAATATTTCTTGTTGTTTATAATTAGTAATTCTAAATGCTTGTTTAAATCTTTGATGACTTGTATCGCTATCTTTTATAATTTTCTTAATCTTATCTTCTTCATCTTTAGTAATTGGTTCAATATTAATTCCAAGAGATTTAAGAATATCAAACTTATCACTTATTCCTTTTTCGTTCTTAATCTTTTCAATCTCTTGTTTAATTGTGTCTCTTTGACTTTTTACATTCTGTTCAAGTGCATCTAATAATTCCTGTTCATTATCTATCTTTTCAAATGCCTTTTGTAATTCGTCTTTATCTACAATCGGAGTAAATAATGAAGTTTTAACATCTCTCAATTTTCTTTGAGAAAGAGAAATAAGTTCTAAATAATCATTGTTTATTTTATTAATATCACAATTAACAGAAATATTTTGTCTAATATTACTAATTAATTCATTTACTCTTTTAAAGAGTTTATCATTTGGAAGTACATCACCTAAGATATAGTTTTCTTTAATAGTATTACTACTTGCATTATTAAGATAAACTATTAAATCGTGAATTAGTTTATTTTCTATTTGGAAAGATTGTGAATTACCATCTGACGATTCTTTTAAAGATATCAACTCGAAAAATTCTGTGCGGTCAATATATCCCTTTTTATCTGATATAGAACCATTGTATTTTGTTCTCCACCCAGATTCAGATTTTTGTTCAAGTTTACCAGAAGAACCAATTCTTCCATAGTAACATTCAAACATATTTTCTTTTTTAATTGCCTTCCAAAATTTATAATTGTTTTCCATTGGGCGACAACTAACAAGATAATAAAAGTCTTTAATTTCAAAATTACTCATAAAATTATATATTAAATTAAATAATTATTTTTAATTTGATTGATAATTGTTGTTCTATTAGTATTTAAATTCTATGTATTCTTTAATTATTTCTTTTTTACTGAATATTCTACTTGATGTTTCTTGATATGTATCATTGTCATTTGAATTTAATAAATAAAACTTTCGTGATTCTTGATATGTACCATTAAAAACTTCTTTTTTATTTTTTAATATGTTATAAATTGGTTCACCATTAGAATTTCTAACATCAGTTTCTTCTATTTTATATCTGTTTTTAAACAACATGAATTATATTTTTAATTATATCACAAATATATAATAAAATTAATTAAAAACAAAATATTTTCATATCTAATTTTAATAAACATGAAAATATTTATCATAATTTATAATTTTTCTTCCATTCAATCCAATTGAAATGCTCAGTTATTATAGTTGTGGCTTTTTCATCTCTATTTATAAACAAATTAAACGATATTCTTATATTCGATATAAACATATAGATTTTGGGAAAATTAAGATATAATTTTTTTCATTTTTATAAGTTTTAAATTAAATTTTACTCTACAAAAATAAACATAATAAATTTAATAAACAAATGATTTAACATTTAATTTTAAAAATAATTCCATTACCAACTATTCGTTTACCTTCTTTCAATTCAAATTCTAATCCAATAAACAATTTATCAGATAGAAAATCGATAGAATCTTTTACTATTATTTCTATTTCACAGAATGATTCTTCACACTGTTTTAATTCTGATTTATTAATTAAATCAACTTTACACGATGCATTCCAATCAATGTTTTTAAATGAAATAACTCCAAAATAACCATTTAAGAGAGGATTATTTCTATTTGAGTTTAACTTTAAAATTGTTTCTATTTTCATAATATTAATTTTAAACAAAGATAAAGAAAAGAAATGATATAAACAAAAGAAAAGACGTTTAAAATATTAAATAAAATAAATTATATACATATGTCGTTGGTTTTTTCTTAACATCTTCAATCATGTCAATTAGTTACATGAAATCACTTTTACACTTTTCTGTAATAATTTAATTTGAAATGTTAATAAATGTTAAAAATTAAAAATAATCATAAAATCATTTTAATTTAATACTCAAATAATTTATATTTTTAGAAAAATAAAACAATATGGAAACAACATATCAAAATAATTCTATTAATCATTATGAATATGATAATTATAGAATAGAAACAAAATTAAAATCTAATGAAGTAGAAATAACTTTTAAGAATTACAGACAATTTAAATTATTCTTTCATAAAACAAAAGAAGAAATAGATATGTTTGATGTTGAAAATTTAATACTTCATCTAAATGAATATTTTAAAATAAATAATAATTTAATTTATAATGTTATAGATATTCCTACATTTGAATTTAGAAAAATAGAAACTAAATTATCAAAAGAATTATATGATTCAGAATATAAAAAATTAAAAACTAATTCGAAATAAATATGACTGAAAATCAATTAACTTATATTGAATGGACAACATTATGGATGTCTATTAGATATGCAATGAATAGAGAAACTATTGCAAGTTCATCATTACCAGAAATGATTATTACTAATTATTATAGTAGATTAAGTGATAATCAAAAACAATCAATTGTAAATGAAAAACAATATAATTCTATACAAAACTTTGTAAGTTTCATTCCTTTCTTTTATTGTTTTGTAAAATATAAATATTTTTATATATTTTAAAACAATAAAAATTAATCTTTTTTATATTTATTTTAAATTATTTAAATGAAAGTTTTAAAAGTAAAAATAGTTTTTAATTCCAATCCTTCTTTTATTAGAAAGAAACAAGTTTACTATTCTTATGCTTTTAGAAAATTATATAAACATTTCGATTTGACCGACATTCCTTTCTTAGAAAAACTATCTAAAACTTTCAATCTCTCTAAATATGAACTAAACTGTTTAAAATCAGATGTTAAAACTAAAATCAGTCAAATTCAAACAAATAAAGAAACTTTAGAAGATAAGATTCTTTCTTTGATGGAAGATATAGAAGATATTAAAAATCAAGAAAATACAAGAAAAAATAGAAGTAAAATATTTATTCTCGAAAGAAAACTTAGAAAAGCAAACAAAAGACTACCTAAAGATATAGTTTTTGGAACTAAAGATATTTTGAAAAGAATTAGTTTCCTGTCGAACAACAAAGAAGAAAATAAATCTGAAATTGAAAAATTAAAAGAAGAATTCTCTGAAAATAAGATATTACCACTTAACTATTTAGGTAGTTTGAATGATGGAAATTCAAATAGATATTTTAATTTCGATTTTGAAAACAATACAGTTGTTTATAAACCAAACAAAAATACTAAGATTGAATTAAAATATAGTTTACATTCAAAACCATACAAAAAACAACTTTTACAATTACAAGAAATTAAAGACTCTAAATTACTCCCAATAACAGTAAGACTTTCAACTGAATATATTTACATTTGTTTTGATGAACAGAAGTTAAATGGATTTGCTTTCAATAAAAAAGGGTGTAAAAAGGAATTAAAGGAAACTGTAAATGATTTAAATGCAAAACAAATTTATAGAAATGGTTTTATAGAACAGGCAGTAAGACAGTTAAAAAGAAAGAATGAAAACAGATTGTTTGCTTTAGATTTAAATCCTTGTTTTATTGGCTGTTCAATATTGGAAAAGACAGGAGATGGAACATTTAAGATATTAGATAAATTTTGTTATGATTTAAGTATTTTGACAGCAAAGTCAAACAAATCTTCATTCCATAAAGATTCTAAGTATTTGAATAGTAAAAGAAAACACGAAATAAGTCTAATATACAAAGACATCTTTAAAAAGATAAGGCACTTCAATTGTGGTTATTTTGCAATGGAAGATTTAAATTTTAAAGGAACAAATTTAAAATTAGAGAAAAAAGAATTTAACAGAAAAACAAAGAATGTTTGGAACTTAAACTTCCAAACTAATTTAATATCAAAACATTGTAATGAACAAGGAATAATAAAGATTGATGTAGATCCGTGTTATACCTCGTTCATAGGAAACATTTTATATTCTGATTTTGACCCAATCAACGCTTCAGTTGAGATTGGAAGAAGAGGAATGTTCAGATATAGTAAAGGGTTTAAATATTTTCCAAATTTAACAGAAACAATCAAAGACACTATGATATTGCGGTTTACACCGCAAGGAGATGTTCTAAAGATTAAGGACTGTACAAGTTGGAAAAGTTTATTTAAATTCTTTAAAGAAACGAAAATTATATATCGTTTTCAACTGAAAGATTGTATTTTTGGTTGTTTTAGCAAGAACCATATAAAAAGCAAGGTATCTTTATATACCTTTTAATAGTTTTATATTGTTTTTGTATATAAAAGATTTAAGAAATAATTTTAAAGATTTTGGTGAAAATACCTTTGGAAATAAAATAATAGATAAACCAACATGGTTGAAATTTTGGTTTGCATTAGATTCTAAACTTCATTATGATATTAAATTAATAGATAATTCTATTATTACTGTATTTGATTGTTTAGATAGAGTTATTCAATTAAATGAGTATCTAAAAACACCAGATAGAATGATATTTGTTCCAGAAGAGAATATTAAAGAAATTTATCATTCATCTAATATAATTTATAATGTGGTTGGTTCTTCTACTTCTGAAAATGATATAGAAGATAAAGAATATTTTGATATGGTAGTTGAAGATTTAGAATCATATCAACATAATGACAACATTTTAAATGAAAAGGAATATAATGAATTAGAACAGATTATTGGTGAAGATTATTTAAATAAACAAGATGAATATTGATAAATATATTGATTGGCAATCTATCTGGTATAATGAAATTATTTTATTAGATATTTTAGGATATTGCAATGATAAATATAAAGAAGTTATTAATCAATTTTTAAAAGATGATAATGTTGATTTATTATTATCGGAATGTCAATTATTAGAAAACGATGAATTGTTTTTTAGTTTTGAAGAAAGTGGAGGACAAAATGAAAGTGATACTCAAGGATGGAGTAGAAATTATGATTTTGTTTTTGATAAAGATTTTTATTTAATTTCTGTAGAATATAGTCAAGGTTAAAAATTATGATACAAAGAGAAGAATTATTAAAAATAGGATTTAAAGAAATACCACATTTCACACTCATGAATAGTTTAATTTATGATTTAGGAAGAAATAGACAATTATCAATAGGTTGTTTGTCAGAACCAAATGAAATGATGTTTATTTGTGAATCTGAAGAAAATAATAATAAAAATATAACTGATTCTATTTGTATTCATAATTTTGATTATGATGGATATATTTCAATGGAAAAAATAAAATCATTAATTAAAATTTTAACTAATAAGGAATTATGAATAAACGATATCCAATAAAAATAAGCAATGATACATTTATAATGATGTACATTTATGAAAGACAAAAGAATTTAGAAGATATGTGGTTCTTCGATTTAATAGAAAAAGATGATGTGGATTATAATAATAAAATAGAAAATAAATATTATAATTCAAAAAATACTTCTCAATTTGCAGCTCAAGAATTAATAAGACAAATAGGAGATGAGTGTAATGGACATTTTATGGAAGCATTAATAATGGAATCTGTCAAAGAATATTTAAATAATCACACTACTAAAGAAAATAAAGAAGAGAGATTGAATGAAATTTTAAATAAAATAAAAGAATTAAAATAATTATTTCTGTTTTTTATATTTTATAATAAAAACAACATTTAATTTATAAAATATGAAAACAAATTTAATAGAAAGATTAAGATTAATATTTCCAAATCTTCAAATGACAATAGAAGGAAAATATTCAACTAAACAAGAACATGATTATAATCAACCATTGGAAATAACTTGGTATGATTTCTTAGAAATATTAGAAGAAAACAAATTAGAAATTACAGCAAAGCATGAAATTAACAATTATAGATTTATTGAATGATTTATTAAATTATAATAAAATAGATATAAATCAGTATCATTCATTATTTTCAAGGAGTAAAGATTTTCATAATTCCGAATATATTGATTATAAGATAATAAATAATGAATTCTTTATAGAAGTTAATGATGAACTGACATTAAATTATAGATTAGTCTCAGGATTAAATAGAATTGAAAAAAGACAACTTAGAAATATAAATGATAATTTTATTGAAATTTATAATTTTTATTTAGAAGGTTATAGTAAAGGATTATTTGATTTTTGTGGTACTAATGTTAAGACTGTTTATAATTCAATTGCTTCTAATTCAATGATTTGCTTTAAGAAGTACGAACAAGGAGAATATTCTAAAGAAACAATCTATCAAACAGGAATTCAATGTTCTCAATCAGATGAATTAAGAAAAGTTATTCTTGGTAAAAAAGGTTTTGGGTTAGTTAAGGAATTATATTGTTCAGGAATTGCAGAGTGGAGTTTTACAGAAGAAGAAATCTTAAATGAATTTAAAATTAGAAATATAAATATTCCAGAACCATTTCTTTTAGATTTTAGAAAAACATGGAGAAAGAAAAGAGATGAAATTATTTTTAAAAATATTTAATAAAATATTATAATTTTAATTTTAACTTTTTTATATTTTTAAAAATAAACAAATAAATAATTTTATATGAAAAATACAATTAAAAAAGAATCTGATGAATTTACATCAAATGAATTATTATTATATATTAATAAAATTCAAACTGAGTTTTATGATAAATTTAATGATGATATTATGATTGAACAAAGTAATGAAGAAATTCAATCAGAAAGAAAAGCATTCCTAAATAAAAAGAATGAATTATTAAAAGAATATAAATGTATTAGTTTTAAACAAATGATAAAACAAGATATGCTAAAAGAAGCATATAAATGTTTATCTATATTAGATGAAATGTTTTTAAAAAAATAAATTATAATTTTAAATCATAAATTCTTATAATATGAGTTTATGATTTTTTATTTAAATAAACATATGATTTATAAAAATAAAAACAAACGATATAGAATAAGAGTTTCACTTGATAATTTTGAATATATAATTCAATTTAGAAATTGTTTTAGTTTAATTTGGAAAACTATATTTTTAAATAATTATTACTCATCTTTTGAAGAAGCTGAAGATGAAATTAGATTATTAATTAAAAAATAAATATGATAAAAATTTATATTGCATCTCCATATACAATAGGAAATAAAGAAGAAAATGTCAAAAGACAAATTGAAGTTGCAAATCAATTGATGGATTTAAAATATTGTCCATTCACTCCTCTTTTATCACATTATCATAATTCAATGTTTGAAAGAAGTTATGAAGATTGGATGGAAATTGATTTTGAATGGATTAAGAGTTGTGATGGTATTCTTAGATTAGAAGGAGAAAGTAGAGGAGCAGATGCAGAAATTGAATTTGCAAAACAATTAGGTATTTCTGTTTTTTATTCTATAGAGGATTTAGAAGAATATAAAAATAAAGGTTCATTTTTATATTTATAATAAAAAATATAGAAATGGCAAAGCAATTATCTCAACTTCAAAAAGCATATCAATTATTTTTTAGACAAAAGTTATTAAAATATCATGTTACATCTCCTGCAAAAATTAAAGACAAAGAAAAGAAAAAAGAGTTTTTTAATGAAGTTAAAAATGATTGGCAGAAAAGAAGAAATAGAACTGTAGATAAAGAAAAAATAAAAGGTAAATATTATAATCAATATATTAGATGTATTAAAAGACGATTTAATATTCCAAAAGGAAATCTTGAAAGTGGTATGTTAGTAGAGTTAAGATATTATACAAGAAATAAAACAACAAAGAAACCAAATCCAGTTAGAAAATATCTTGTTCTTATTCTTCATCCTAATTATAAAAAATATATTCATTGTCTTAGACTTGATAATGTTAAACCTTTATTCTTTAAAAGATTATATGAAAAGACCGGAATAGTTACTTGTGATTATAATTCTAAATGTGAAAGATTAAATGTAAAACAATTATTGTTAGAACAGAAAGATGCTAAAAAATTCTATATAAAAGAATTAAGACCTAAAATGAAATTACAATTTGGAAAATCATACCGAACTTTTAAGTATAGTCAGTTGAGAATCTCATCTTTGTATTTTTTCGATTTCACAAAGATATAACTAATTAAATACGAAAGAAATAGAACAATATCAACCAGTAATAGATTTTTTATTAAAGAATGATTTTAATAGAACAGAATTTCTTTTTAATAATTCTAAATGTGAAGTTCAAATAAAAGAAAATTATTATATTGTTGAATTTTTTCTCAAGGAAATAAATGATTTTGTCTATATCTTATCTAATGATTTAAATATTTATTGGTTAATTGGAGTTCTAACTTGAAATGAATTAATCGATAAAAATTATAAGAAATAAAATTTAAAATTTAAATATTTTTTGTTTTTAATCTTCCAATTTTATTGAAAAATAAGTTGGAAGATTTTTGTTTTTATACTGTATAATTTTTATATTTTTAAAATAATTCAATTAAGTAATTTATGAATATATCATATGCAATAACAGTTTGTAATGAAGATAAGGAATTAGAATCTCTTCTCAATCTTCTACATAATCATATAACCGAAGAAGATGAAATAATTATTCTTTCTGATTTACATAATACAGCAAAAGAAGTATTAGATATTATACAATTCTATTCAGAAAATTATAATCTTGTAAAACATTTTAAAAGAAGTCTTAATAAAGATTTTGCTTCTCAAAAGAATTTCTTATTTGATTTATGTGAAAAAGATTATATATTTAATATTGATGCAGATGAATTACCAAATGTTTATTTATTAGAAAATATCAAATCTATATTAGATAAAAATAATACTGTTGAATTATTTATCCTTCCTCGTGTCAATATTGTTAATGGAATTACAAAAGAATATATAACAAAAATGAGATGGAATGTTAATGAAAAAGGATGGATAAATTGGCCTGATTCTCAACAAAGAATAAGTAAGAATAATGATAAAATAAGATGGAATGGTAAAGTACATGAAAGATTAATTGGATATAATAATGTCGCCAATTTTCCATTAGATGAAAAATTTTGTTTATATCATATCAAAGAATTTAAAAAACAAATAGAACAAAATAACTTTTATTCAACTATAAAATGACAATAGACGAAATTAAACAAGAAATAAATAACTATGAATCAAATTTAAATTCTGATATAGATTATTTAAAATATAAATTAAAACAAAAAGATAATATTAAATTATCAACTCAAATTATTTTATTAGAAACATTATTTAATTTAAATTAAAATGAAACAATTAAAATTTATAACATTATCAATAATCATTCTACTAATTTCATCTTGTTGTAATTGTGGCGGTGAATTAATAGATAGAAAATATGAAAAATGTATTATTACTGAATTAGGTTCTCATGCAAAGCATTCATATATTAAATTCAAAATAATAAATAATAATGTAGAAGTATATAAAAGCATAAGATATCCTGATTTTAAAGTTTGTATTGGACAAAATGTGGAATTATTAATTTATACTTATAAGAATGATAAAAATGAATATGAATATAGAACAGATGATAAGGAAGTTTATTTAAAATTATTAAACTAAAATATATTTATAATTAAAAAAATTAAATGAAAGAAGATAAATATAAAGGATGTTTAATGGTTTCTTTTGATATTCCAAATTGGTCATTCTATCTTGGAAATCTAATCGAACCAAATGATGTATATTCAGAATATAAAAATGGAGAAGAAGATAAAGGCATTCAACTTAAAACTCCTCATTGCACGATTTTGTATGGAATTTATAATGATGTTCAACAATCGGATTTATTGAGATATTTATTACCTCTTCAATCTATTCCAGTTAAATTTGGAAATATTACAATATTTGAAAACAATAATTTCGATGTTGTTAAAATGGATGTTAAAAGTGAAGAACTGAATAAAATTAATAGAAATATAATTAATAATATTCCTTATAGTAGTAGTTATAAAGTATATAAAAGTCATGTAACTTTAGGATATGTTAAAAAAGGAACTGGACAGAAATATCTAAGAACAAATAATAAACCATTCATTCTATATCCTAATTCTTATTGGTTTACCAATCCGGTTAAAGGAATAGATGAACATTTTGAAATTTATAATTAATAATGGAAGAAGAGAACTATTTTAATAATTTATTAAAATTATTAATAGAAAAGACAAGAAAATATACAGATGACAAAGTTATTCCGATTGTAGATGATTTTATAAATAAACACCCAGATATTTTAAATAAGTATGAAAGAGAATTTCTATATATAATATAATGATGAGTTTGATAGAAGAATTAGAAATATTTATAATTGAAAATAATATTAGTCAAATAGAAGCAATGATAGAAATAAAAAATAATAATATTAATATTTTATCATATAAAAGAATTGAAACAAATTTAGAAGAATTAAAATATAAATATGAAATTATTCATTTAACAGTTAATAAAAAGATACCATTTATAAAATCAAAACAATGATAGAATTTTACATATTACTTCAAAACGACAATATTAATAATCTAAATGATGGAAATCTATTAGGTACTCTCAATACTAAACAATTAACATTTTGGTTAGGAGATGGATTTAAAGCTCTTACTAATATTATAGATAAAAACCCAGAAATAATGAAAGAAATTAAAATTATTAATAGTAATAAAAAGGAATATTCAGTTAATGATTTTCTTCTTTTAATTGAAACTATGAAAATAAAAAACACTTTTTAATTATGGAAACTCAAGAATTAGACCAAATAATTATAAATCAAGGAAAAATAATAGAATGTGAACATCTATTATTAAAATGTGAAAATGAAGAACAAAGAAATTATTTAAATAAAAGAATTAAAATATTAAATTATATAATCAACTGGTATAGAAAAACTTTTAAAGATGAAAACAATCAAAAGAAATATTATTAAAGAAAAGAAATATTTAATCAATATTGAAAATGAAATATCAAAAGATTATATTATTCAGTTAGAAGATAAATTAAATAATATAATTAAAACAAAATCACTTCAAGATAAAATTAAAAATAATAATAAACCTAAAGAAGTATAAAGTTATGACATACAAACAATTATTTGAATTATTACCAAAATTAGATTCTCTTAAAAATCTAACAGGAGCACAATTTGCATATACTGTCATTTATAATAAAAAACTAATAAATGAAGAATATAAAATATATGAAGAAATGATTAAACCAATGGAATCTTATCTTCAATATGATAAAGAAAGAGTTGAAATATGTATGAAATATTCTGATAAAGATGAAAATAATAAACCTATTATTAATAATAATGCTTTTCAAATTACTCAAAATTTAGATGATTTTAAATCTGAATTAGAATTATTAAATAATAAATATTCAGAAGCTATTAGAATTACTAATGAACAGAATAAAAGTGTTTCTGAATTTCTTACTAAAGAATGTGATACTCAATTTAAAATTATTTCTAATAATTCCTTACCTAAAGATATTTCAGTTGAACAATTGGAAATTATTATGGATTGGATTGTCGATTAAAAATATAAAAATATAATAACTTCAGACTTATTAGTTTTTTATAAATTCCAATATTTATTATACCAATTCTGTTTTAGAGCATTTTTGGATTAAAACTACTAAGACTGATTTGTTTATTGTTAAAATGATTAATAATTATCTACTTTATAAAGACGTTATTAAAATTAAAAATGAAGAAGATTTAAAACATATTTATTTTCTGGTTAATGATGAAAAATTATAAATTAAAAATACTGATATATAAAATTGCTTTTCCTTTCTGTAATATCAGATTTAAAAATGGAAAAGATTTCAATTCATTTGTTTTTATAATGGATATGATGTTTTGGAGTGCAATTCTTATGTTATTAGCTTATTTTATTCTTCAACTCAGTTAGGATAAATCCATACCAAAAAACAATTCAAATATCACAATAACACAATGTAGATAATTGAAGAAACTGAGATAGAATGTATTAAACTCTAATCTATAAAATTTAGGTTAGAGTTTTTATTTTATATATTTTAAATAAAATTTAAATATTATATGCTATTAGCTTTAAATGATAAAAATGAATTAATATCTCCAATAAAAACAGGAGAAAGAGCAATTGACCCATTTTCTAAAACAGAAGTTATTTCTAAAGTAGGAACATTGAATATTCCTCATTGGGCATTAAAATCTAATGTTGAGTATGATAATTGGTATGAGCCAATGACAGAATGGCATTATAATTGGCAATTAAAAATGAAATCTTTAGGAGCTAAATTAGAAGTTATTTTAAAAAATGATAATACAGGTGAAAAACATATAGCAGATTGTATGTTTGATAATGGAATTATTGTTGAGGTGCAACATTCCAATATTAAATTAGAAGAAATATCTATACGAGAAGATTTTTATGGTATTAATTTAGTTTGGATTTTAGATGGAGATAAATTTTTTAAATTAGAAGAAGATGAAGATTATAGTGATTTCGGATTATTTGTTAAAATAAAATCAAAATCAATATCACAAATAAAAAGAAGTATTTATATTGATTTTGATTATTATACTGATAGATTATATAAAATAATATCTAATGGGGTTAAATATTCAAAATATAATACATATGAACTAAAAATTGTATCTAATATTTTAGATGATATAAATGAAATAAATAATTATTTTTATAAAGAAACAAACATAGACATTATTAATTTCATTTTAATTAAACTGCCGTATTTAAATATAGATAAATGGATATTAAATGAATATTTAAATCATAATTATATATATTGCTATTATGATGATTTTGTTGGTAAAATATATGTTATTCATGGAATAAATGAAAATTGGAAAACAGATAATATATACCGATTAACTTTTAAATTTGTATTTGGTCACTTTAATATTGAAAACTATAATAATTTAGATATAAACATAACCAAATCAAAAAAAATGGATTTATTTTATACCGATTATTATTACAATAATTGTTTTAATGACATAAATAATATAAATACAATTACGCACTTAAATTTATCCAATAATATTGATAAGTTAGACATATTAAATTTAAAAAATTTAATTTATTTAAATTTACAAGATAACAAAAATTTAAATATTAAATCATTGTTTTTTATTTTGAACAAATTCAATAAAAATATTATTATATCAACAAATCAATATATAACAAATATTAATAATGATTTAGTAGTAATATTACCACAATTACAATTAATAGACGAAAATATAAATTATTTAATTAATCTGATAGTTTTAGATTTGTATAATAATAAAATATATGATATTTGTAATAATATTTGGAAATGTGATAATTTACAAACATTAAATTTAAGTCATAATAATATAGAATTTTTTAATATTGATATTTGCAATTCAAAATTAAAACATTTAAATTTAAGTAATAATGCTTTAAAATTAATATCGTCTAATATAAAGTATTTATCCAGTTTAGAATATTTAGAATTAAGATATACGGATTTAGAAACATTACCAACAGAAATAAACACACTTAATAATTTGTCCATTATCGATTTAAGATATAATAAACAATTAAATATAAATTCAATTTTAAATATATTCCAAAATTATAATAAATTAATTAAAATTACTAATTACGAACAAAAAATTGAAATAATTGATAATGTATTAACAATTATTATTGATTCTATAAAAAATATAGATATTGAAATATGTAATATTAAAAATCTAAGTATTTTAAAATTGCATTATATCAAGTTATATACTATACCAATAGAATTATTTAATTTACACAATTTAAAAATTTTAAATCTAAATCATTCAGATATAAGTATATCAGTATTAAAATATATAGAACAAAAAATTAAAACCAAAATTGAATATTGTAATGATGATACTGATATTATTGATAATGATAAATTAAAAATAATAATAACAAACAAAAATCATTATAATCTAATTAATAATATTTTACCTGTAAATCATAAAAAAACAATAGATTTCTTTAAATTTTAAATCATAAAAACAAAAAATAAAACAAAATAAATATTAATTTATAAATTACTGATTATCAATCCTACTAAATTCAACAAAACTACTAAAATGTTTACTAAGTCCCTTCATTTCTTTTTCTTTAAGTAGAACAGTTCTTTCATTAGTATTATAAATTCCATAAATAGTAAGAATATTATTTTCATAAATATCATAAAGAGGTCCTGTTATTTTCCAATCCAATTCAATTCCAAGATAATATTCATCCATTAGTCCTTTACTTTTAATAGGAAGAGATTTAAATTGTTCTGAATTAATTTCTATTATTTTATTATCATTTCTTTTTTTAATAAAGAATCTTTTAATACTCCCTTTTTCATAATCTTTTTCAATTGGAGAAGGAACAAAAGTATTTGGTTCTTCATATTCTATTATTGGTTTTAATTGATAATAAGTAATAATATTTTTATCATTAGTATATGGATATAAGAATATTGAATTTTTATCATGTTCTTGTCCAGAATATAATTTAGTTTTAAATTCGTGATAATAACCAATATATTCAGTTCCATCAATAAACATGAATTCTAATCCATTTGAATATTGAACATTTTTAGTAAAATCCTTTTTCTTTCCTGGTGTATATCTCATCTTAAAATTATATATTTAAATTTGATTGTTTTTGAATGTCTAATATAAATTCTAAATGAGCAGTAACAATTTGAGTTTGTCCATCAACACTTAATAAAAATGCACGTTGTTCTGGATTAGTATAAAATCCATTTTCACTTAATATTGCTGGCATATCAACATTATTTAAAATTGATACATTGGCAACAGGCCAAACATCTAAAGAAGCATCAATTGTATTATTAGTAAATACTTCTTTCAATCTATCAGTTAAATTTCGAGCCAAATTATTATTAACAAATGTATTTTCAATTGCATAATTTAAAGTGCCAATCAAAACATTTGATCCTGCAGCCGTTCCTTGTAATGTATTTGTCATATCTTGAGCATTTGCATGAATACTTAATAAAATACATTGCTTATCTGGATTTGCGTTTTTTATTGCATTTGCTTTTATTATTCTATTTGTAATAGAAACACCAATACCATCTTTAGCAGAAGCATTATCTTCTTCAATAGTAAATGTTCTTTCTACCGGTATTTCCCATTCAATTAATTTATCATAAATTGTATTCATTATGATTCTATTAAATGACCATTCTTGCAATTGAGGTACTCCGCTACCATCATCTATTCCATTCGGAGGATATCTTTTATAACCAGTATCACCATTTTTTAATCCTTCCCCATGACCGGCATCTAAAATCCAAAGATAATTATTATTTTGGAATTCTTCCAATGGCGATTCTAAAACATATCCTAATTCTGCATTTACATTAACATTACTTTTTGGTTTAACAGATTTAAATGTAGTAGCAGATTCTGTATTTGTTATTGGCATTATATCATTCATATTAACTCTCATAATTGTTTCAACACTTGTTTTCCACCCACTTGTTCCAATAGTATGAGCAACTTCTGTAATTTGAAAGAAACAAGATTTTATATATCTATCAGGTAAATAATCTATATGAATAACATTTCCAAATTTTAATCCGGAAATACCATCTAATTCAAATGAAAGTTTAAGAGGAAGAATAGTATATGCTTTGTCAGTTGCAACAGCTTTACCATCCCCATCTGGTCTAACTACATCAGTAACATATTTAGTAAGAGCATCAATTAATGCTTGAGTATTTTCAGTACTTGCACCACTGTCATCATATTCAGTTGCATTATATACTCTATTTATATTTAGAATAATATTTTCTTTATATTCTTTTACTGTCCAAATAGCAGTAGAAGATGTATCAGAAGAAGCAGGAACATCATTTTCAGTAACATCTGGAATTGTTAATTTAGGCATTGCAAGATTTTTAATACTTGCACCATAAAAATTATATTCACATGTACTTTGAGTTCCATTTGTTTTATTTACAGATGCATTAGTATCTTCTGATCTATTTGTTCCTAACATTATAATACTTTTTATTTCTTCTGATACTTCAGTATTTAAATTTACAGAAGTAAGAATACTATTTTTATTATAAGTTTTAAATGGAAATGGCTCTATTAATTCAACATCGATAGTATTATAATCTACAACTTTCATTTCTGTTGGATTGTCTTCATCTATTATTAATCCGAAATCCCAATATCCACCACATGCTTCACTTATTCCGTCTAATAGTGCTGTTATTAAAGCATTTAATGATGTTGTTTCTTTATATTTATCATAAAAATATTTAAGATTAATAAGAATATCTTTAAATGCAAACTTATTATCAGAAGTTGGTGTTGTTTGTAGTTCAATCGGCATTAAATTGTCATAAGACGAAACAACAGTATTTCCAGACATGGCTTGTCCAGTTTGAGCTAAAATTCCTGTTGTTTTACTAAATCCTAATTCTGTTAAAGATTCCCCTGTTCCGACTGTTGCAAATGGTAATAAACATCTATAAGGATCACCAGATAAAATATCTGCATTATAATTAATTAATGATAAATCACTATTCAATTTTGGAAATAATTCTACTTTATTTTCTTTATTAATATATTTATTAGCCAATGCTGCTTTATCTTTATAATCTATTTCTTCAGTGGTAGATTTATTACATTCAGTAGAAACATCTTCAACAACATAAAAAAGATTTGGATTAAGAATTACTTTTTCTAAAAATTCCCATTTAACCCAATAACTTGCAGCTTTATCCCATTTTATATATTCATCAGATGCTCCTTCTCTTTCATCCATTTCCATTTCTGCTTTCCAACCCATCATTACATCTTCATACATTAATATTCCTTTATTATCATTCATTAATCTTTGAGTTGTTGTAAGAGTTGCAAGAATATTTTCTTCTAATGCTACATTGGTTTCTGTTCCTGTTAATTCATTATCTACTGATGTTTTGGTTATATTTTTTGTAGTGGAATGAGTTTCAATCTCTAAAAACATACTTGCAACTGAAACAATTGTTGTGGTGCAATCAAATCCACCATCATTTCTTAAATTCCAATTAAATCCAGAAATAACTCCTTGCATTCCATCATAATGACCTCCTGATGATTGTACAAATTCTAATATCTTTTTAATTGCACATCTGTCATACATTGGAGGAAGAAGAGAAATATCGTTATTTACAGGTTCATTATTTACAGTTGTACTCCATCCCCATTCTAATATGCAAGAAATACCAGGAGTCATAAATAATTGTTCTAAAATATTTAATTGAGAAACATCCCAACAAACATAAGTTATAGTAGCTTCTCTGGTTGAACCCATACTTCCTTTATTAGAAACAGAAATATCTGTTATACCTGGTTGTGGTCTTGATGTATCTGTATTATAAACATTAGTATAATTCATTCTCATACTTAATGATTCTTCTCCAGTTGTACTGTCTTTCCCATACATTCCTCTACCATTAAATAATATCCATTTCTTTCTTATTTCAGAATCACCATTAATTTCAGCAAGAGATGTCATTCTGCACCATGGAGATTTATTATTCATCCAGCCACTTCTGTCTGTGAAGTTTAATTCTTGCCTTTTATCTAAAGTGTCCCAAATTGGAGTATCTATTTTTGAAAGAAATAACGCCATATCAATTATTTTTATTATAAATATAAAAAACATAATAAAATATTTTGTAAATGAAAAATAATATAATTCTATATGAAACTTCTTAGATTTTTATATATTCTTTTATTATTTTGTACAATATAAATATTTTTATATATTTTAAACAATAAAAATTAATATTTTTTATATTTATATTAAAAATATATGACTACTCTAAAAATAAAAATAGATTCTTCTGACGATTCTTTTATTGAAAAGAAACAGATAAACTATTCTTATGCTTTTAGAAAACTATATAATTATAAAGATATTCCAACCAAAGAATTTTTAAAAAAACTATCTAAAAAATATAATCTTTCTCAATTTGAATTAGGATGTATAAAAATTGATGTTGATACCAAGAAGAAACAACATGAAACACAAATTAAAAAAGATAAAAAGAAAATTATTTCTATTGAAGAAGACATTAAAAAACTCAAAAACAAAAAATATACAATTCAAAATAAAAGAAAAATATTTCATCTAAAAAAGACTCTAAAAAGAATTAAAACAAATTTAAATAAAGATATTGTTTTTGGTAGTAAATCTCTTTTAAATGATATTTCTAAAGCACACAATAAAAATGATTTTGAAAAAGCATTCAAACTTAAAGAAGAATATAAACTAAAAAGAATACTTCCAATTTTATATCTTGGTAGTTTGAATGATTCAAATAGTAATAGATATTTTAATTTTGATTTTGAAAATCACTCAATTGTTTATAAACCAAATGTAAGAACTAAAATAGAAATAAAATACAAAACATCTAAAAAATATCAAAAACAACTTTTAAGATTACAAGAAATAAAGGATTTAAAATTTCTACCAATAACAATAAGACTATCAACAGATTTTATTTATATAATTTATGATAATGAAAAGTTAAATGGATTCGAATTTAAAGAAAAAGAATATCTTAAAGAAAGAAAAGGACTTACAGATAAAGCAGAAATTAAGTCTATATCTCAAAAATATTGTATAGAACAGAAAAACAGAAAATTAGAAGGAAAAAACAAAGACAGATATTTACAAATAGATGAAAATCCAGTTTATATTGGATATTCTATAACTGAAAAAATAAATGAGAATGAAGAATTTAAAATTTTAGAAACTGGCTGCTTTGGTTTAGAACAATTAAGCAAAAAGAATGGTAAATCTTCTTCTAATAAACATTCTTTATATTTAAATAACAAAAGAAAGCATGAACTTTCTTTGATTTACAAATCTATCTTTAAAAAGATTAAGCATTATAATTGCGGAACAATAGTAACAGAAGACTTAAATTTTAAACTTAAAAACTTAAAAGACGGAAATAAAGAGTTTAATAGAAAAACAAAAAATATTTGGCTTTTAAACTTTAGACAAGAATTAATTCAAAAATATTGTAATGAACAAGGTGTTGTTTGGGAGGAAGTCAATCCTTCCTACACTTCTGTAATAGGAAATATAAACCATTCTTATTTTGATCCAATCAATGCAAGTTTAGAGATTGGAAGAAGAGGAATGTTCAGATATAACAAAGGATTTAAATATCAACCCAAAATAAATAGTACACTTTTAGACGCTATGAGTAATCGTTTTGAAACGATGAGAGATGTTCTAAATGAAAAGACTATTGAAATAAGTTGGTATGAACTTTTAAAAAAGTTCAAAGAAACGAAAACTATATATCGTTGGAGTTTAGATGATTGTAAACCATTTAAACTCCTCAGCAAAGACCATATAAGAAGCAAAGTGAATTTATATTCATTTTAATAGTTTTATATTGTTTTTGTATATATTATAATTATTAATTTTAAATAAAATGAAAAGTTTTTAAGAGATTAGTTATTTATAATCACTAGAATCATCATGGTGTTATTATTTTTATTAGGAGTAGCAATAAAAATAGAATTTATTGGTATTTATTGTGGAATTTCTGCCGGAATATTTTTATTCGGATTGCAATTAACTAAATTAAAATTTTCAAATAAAGGAAATATAGAACAAATTTAATATATAGTTAATAACTATTTAATTAAGAGGAAAAATCAAATTATAGAAATATAATTGTAGATAATAAATAAAAACATCAACTTTAAATTAATAAGTTGGTGTTTTTATTAAATCATCATTCTGAATAAATATTTTGTTTATAATCAGATAATTTTAATACTATTATCATTATTTCTAATTGGTGGAAATTCCCATTTATCAAAGAAATATTTAAATGCCATTTGTTCTTTAGTTGTAAATTCATTTTTATTTATAGTTGTCATTTCATCTGTATTTTTAGTAGCTTTACCTCCAAAATGATAAAAAGAACAATTATAAATTCTAATACTTTTCATTTTATTTAATTGTAATTTAGTAAAGAAATCTAAATCTACAATGTGAGGACTTTTATAAGATAAATCCCATCCACCTACTTTTAAATAATCTGTTCTTTTCATAAAAAGAGGAAAAGTCCATCCGGTATAATCATCTTTTAATAATGATTTAATAGATAATTCATATTCAGTAAATTCATCTAAATTAAATTCTTTTATTTTAGTTCCAAATGATTTAATATTATATTGTTTAAATATGCTTGGTTTCGGTTCTATTTGATTAGGAACAATAAAGAAATTAGATTCTGTTTCTGAAATTGTTTTATATTTATCTAATAATATTTTATCCCAGTCTTTAGGAAATACATTATCATCATTTACAATTAAAAGATAATTAGATTGACAATAATGAACTCCAATATTAGTAGAATATGATAATCCTTCATTTTGTTTTAAATTAATATATTTAAAATTGTTATTATGAAGATTTTTATATTTTTCAATTACTTTTTCATTTATCTTATAATGACCATCAATGATAACATAAACATCAAAATTATCATTGTTATTACAATTTTTATAAAGACTTTCAATGCATAAATCTAAATAGTCTGGTTCTTTATAAGTTGGTATTATTACCCCTATGTTATTTTTCATATTTTTATTTTTAATTAAAATGGACAATTTTCAACAATATCTAAAGAATCAACAAAATTAAATTCACCAGTTTTAAAATACTTATTGATAAAAGAAATTGGGAAAATAGGAATTAATAAAATTATAATTGGAATGGATATTAAAAAATAAAAATAATCATACAATTTAATATCTCTTAAAAAGAATAATGGAATAATAGGAATGAAAACAATTAATAATAATGATTTGATAATCCATAATATATATTGAATTAAACAATTTAAAATCATTAATGGTGTTAATAAAACTTTAATGTATTTATTTTTTATTTTCATGATTTAATTAAATAAGTGTTGATTATAATCTTTTCTTTCATTCCATTTGGCTTCAAATGTATTTTCGTCTGCTGGTATTTTTGATATTAATAAACTATCGACTTCGCAATAACCGAATCCATTATTTTCACAATAATGTTGAGCATCTTGAATTGATATTCCTTCTATATCAGGACCGACAAAAGTGTTTAATTCTTTTGTGATTGGATTTATTGCTTTAATTAATGTCGTATATGTATTTTTCATAATTTAATATAAAATTGTTGATTACCTTTTTCAATCATATTTTTATCTAATCCTTTTCCGATGATTGTTTTAGATAATGGAATTTCATTATCTGGAAATATTAATCTTTTATTTAATTCTAAGATAACTTCAGTTATTAAAATAGAATTATCTAATTGTCTTAAATTTGAATTTATGAATTCTTATAATTCTTCAGTTGATTTATTTTCTAAATTCATATTTTAATTTTGTTTTAATTTTGATATTTCAATATCAAGTTGTTTTAAATCATATTCCAACTGTTTCTTATAAACAGTATTTTCAGTAATATATTTTAATTCAGATAAAATAAGAGATTCTTTTTTGCATTAATGACTTAATTTTATCTTCTACTTTAATTTTCTTTTTTGAACTTCTCATTTTTAATAAATTGATATTAATTTTTTAACTTTATCTGCATATTCGTATTCTTCTCTATCAATGAAATATTTTAAAAGTCCTTTTAAGTCTTTAGGATTTTTCTTAATATTTATTTTAGAATATATATAAGGTATTCTCAATGATATTTCTTTACTGTGATAGTTATCAATCACGAATTTATATATTGGTGTTTTATCTTCTAAATATTTTAGAAATGATTTTTCAGAAGTTACGTCTATTGTCATCATTTTAATTTTGATATTGAAGTTGAATATTATCTATTATTTCCGTGAAGTCTGTTTTATTATCAGTTAATAAATTTAATTGATTTATTAAATAAGTTTTAAAATTAGAATCAATTAATTTTTGATTTCCATTTATTAATTCTTTTAAATATAAATATCCTTTGGTTGTTAAATTATAAATATATTCTCCTTTTTTAATTGTAAAAGTTTTATCTATTAATTCTCTTTTAATTAAATCATTTATAACTTCTGATTTCTCAGTTGTTAATATTCCATTTGGATTTTTAGATAATTGAAATAATAATTCTTTTTCTGTCATAAATTAATAATTATAAAATATATTTTATATTTATAATTAAAAATATAATTTATTTAAAAATTAAAACAAAATGGAAACTGATAATAATTATGTTGGAAAATATTATGATTATTCTAAAGACTTTGTTTATCAATCTTATAATGAAAGATTTGAAGTGATTCAAGAATCAATTAAAAATACAAAAGAATTAATATCTGAAGACACAATACCAGAAAAGTATTTTGTATATGTTTATTTAGACCCAAGAAATAAAGGAGAATATAGATATGGAAACTTTGTATTTGAATATGCTCCATTTTATGTTGGAAAAGGAACTGGTGATAGATTATATGCACATCTATATTATAGTAAAAAGAAAATAAAAAGCATTAAACATTTTGTAATTGAACAAATAAAAATTAAAACTAAAAGACTTCCAATTATAATTAAAGTATTAGATAATGTTACAGAAGAAGCTGCATTTGATTTAGAAAATTATCTTATTAATTCTATTGGTAGAATTTGTAATACTACTGGTATTCTTACTAATAAAGTTTCAGGACATAAAACAGAATGGGAACATTTCGTGAATAAACATAAAAAAGTGTAAAATTGATTTCGTTTAACTGTTTGATACAAACAAAGATGTTAAGAAAAAACCTACGACATATGTATATATTAAATTTTTATTATTATTTATTAAAAACGTCTTTTCTTTTGTTTATATCATTTCTTTTCTTTATCTTTGTTTAAAATTAATAATATGATAAAAACTATTTTACTTGATTTAGACAATACTTTAATTGAAACACAATCATATTTCATAAATCAAAAACAAAAAGAACAAGAATCATTTATTTTAGATGGAAGAAAATATTTTGTTTATTTTAGACCTTATTTAAAAGAATTATTTCAATTCTTATTTTCAAATTTTAAAATAGGAATTTATACATCTGCAACTAAATCATATGCAATAAATATTATATCATCATTTTATAATAATGATTTTATTTCTTTAGAACAAAAAGAAAAATTGATAAAAACATTATTACATAGAAAGGATTTAAAAGGAAAAGATGAAATAAAAGATTTATATTTTGCATCTAAATATCATAATGTAGAATTTAATGAAATATTATTAATTGATGATAATCCTTATTATCCACATAAATCACAAATATTAAATAAGAAAGTTTATTGGGATAAAGATGAAATAAATGACAAATTCATATTAACATTAATTAGATTTTTAAAAATTAAATATAAATCAAATGAATAAATTAGAAACATTAAATAATAAAAAACAAGAATTAAAAAATCAAATAAAAGTTATCAATAAAGAGATAGAAAAACTTGAATATGATGACAGATATAATCAATTAATATCATTTTTGGGAAAATAT